AAGTTCGCCGAGTTGATTGTTCGGGAATGTGCCCGACCCCTAATTTTGTTGGGACGAGAAATGGATAAAGATGCCGAATTCTATAAATATCATTCCAAAGAGGTCATTGCGACACATATGTACATACGATTAGAAAAACATTTCGGAGTTGAATAATGACAAAGGCCGGGATAAAGGAAGCATTCACTATTTGTATCATTTTGGTACTTGGTGAAATTATACGACTCTATTTATGGAACTAACATGAACGAACGAATTAGAGAACTGGCTAAAGAGGCTGTTAGAACTATTGAGGTAAAGCATGAGGGTTATAGGGGCAAAGGTTATACAGAACAAGTAGAATTTTTTGACAAAGAAAAGTTCGCCGAGTTGATTGTGCGAGAATGTCTCTTGGTTACTAAGAAACAGTATAATGATACACTTCCTTGGGGCGGCGTAGAAGATACTATCAAGGAACATTTCGGAGTTGAAGAATGACAGAATTTTTGCTTGTATTTGTTATGGCGCTGACTATGCTGGGCTGTCTTGCTTTACTGGGCCGGTTGATGGCTACGGGAGTTTAAATGAATTGGACTGCAGGTATCTTAGTATTTGTTTTAGTGTACATTCCTATGATGGTCGTTTTTTATCGTTTTCATAAACGAAACAAAGAGATTGACATTGAGTATGAACAAAAACTAGAACAAATCAGAAAGCGTTATGGTGTTAAATGATTCCCTATACTGACTATGAATGTAGACTTTTGCTACAAGAACTAGAGCGTGGTGAAAAGGTCGTTCTCCCATCAAGTTTAGAACATGCTGAATTCATGATTAAAGTAGCGCAAGGATACATCAACCAACACAAGCAGGAAATGCTTGATATACTTAGGAAATAATATGAATATTTCATATAAAGTACGATGGTCTCAACCTTACACTGAATGGGTTGTACGGACAGTTGAAGAAACGGTCGATGTGACTGACTTCAAGGAAGCAAATGAACTGATTGAAAGGATTAAGAAGTTATGATTAAGATGTTGTTAATTTTTGGATTGTTGTTCGCAGGGTTCTTTATGGGCATCCATGCACTAAGAACTTTGAATGGAAAAGAGGCGCTGGCCTTGACAAAAATTCTAGGTTATAGTATACTGTGTTCACTGTTGACGATTGCAGTGTTAATTTCAATCGTTGTTGTCTTTTAAGGACTATTATGTTCCCTGACTTTCTTCTGAGACCTTTGTATTTTGTACTTGGTTTTCTCGTGTGTGCTAATCTTTTTCTTTATGGAGTTATTTAAAATGAATCGTTTTTTCAAAGTTGGTTTTCTTATCGCCGCAGTTGCATTGACCTCTGCATGTACTCGTATCGAGACTGGTGAGGTCGGTGTTCGTGTCGGCTTTGACAAACAAGTCAAACCCGGTGAACTGATGCCCGGCTCATTCAATCAAACCTTCATCGGTGATGTGTTGACTTTCCCCGTGAAGGATGTTAACGTGGTCTTGGAGAATATGACTCCTGTTGCTAAAGACAACTCGACCATGAAAGACCTTGATGCGGTAGTTGTCTATAACATCAATTCAAGTCAAGTGTCCGAATTGTATTCAACTAAGAACAAAAGCTTCCACGCTGAGTTTAAGGGCGATACTTATGTGATGTATAACTACATCGTGCAAAATGCTCGTAATGCTATCTACAAAGCCGCACGAAAGTATGAGGCATTGGATATGGCAGACAATCGTACTGAGATGGAAAACTACATCAAGGATGAAATTCAGCGAAATCTTGCTGAGGAAAAACTTGATGGTTCAATTACTATCAACCAGGTTATGATTCGTAATGTGTTGCCAAGTGATACTGTAGTTGAATCTGCTAATGCATTGGTTCGTTCAAAGAATGAATTGAAGCAAAAAGAAGTTGAAGTTAAGACTGCTGAGGCTGAATCTCGCAGAATGGCAGCACTTGCAAACAACTCAGGTAGCTCTATCGCATTCATGCAAGCCCAGGCTATGTTGAATATCTCTGAAGGTATCAAGGCTGGTAAGGTACAGACTATTGTTGTTCCTTCGAACTTCAACGCATTGATGATGAAGTGATTAGATAAAAAGAAGTAAAAGGGCCATGAGGCCCTTTTCTTTTGTGTTATAATATAAACTAGAAGTGAGAAAATATGAATGAACTCGAAACTGCATTGAACACACACAACTGGGGTTATCAGGGATATCTCACTAGACCCACGATTGATAATCTTATGAAAACTCACACCGATAAAGCTGAGGCTCTGGCACTGTGGGAGCAACACTGTCCCTGGAGCGATACCAATGGCGGGTATATTGCATGGATTAGAAAATGATAGATTATCATGTATTATTAATAACAATATTATTACTGGTAGTTAACTTGATATAGATAATAAAAAACCAGGAATAATCCCAAAGAAGAGTCGGACTTTTACGTGAAAAATAAGAAAAAACAAAAATAACCCGTCAGGTTGACGGGTTATCCAAATGCTGTTATAATACATACATCGCAACAAGGAGCAGGCAATGAAATGGGATCTAACTGGTGATCGAATCAATGGACTGTACATGGGCCTGTTCCCCTACAGTGGCTTGGTCACTGAAAGCCGTGTCAAGTACGGCGGTGATGTTCAGTACACCGTCAAGGTAGACAAGCCTTTCAAAGTCTACGGTGCTGTTCGCGACACAGTCCTGGTCAGTGTCACAGAGATCAACCGTGTGCTCACAGCGGAAGATTCCTGGTACGATGGTCAATTTGAGCTTGATACAGACTACAATTAATTTTATAATCCAGGAGCCAAAATGTATTGTAATCCTACTCTTACCGCTGAAGAATTTAAGACTATTCACAACGGCCTTTGTGAACTTGAAAGTGCCGTTCAGCGTCTTGAACAAGTGATCAATCCCGAACTGTACAAACGATTGGCTCACGGTGCCAGCGAAATTCGTCGAGGCCTTGATCGTGCCTACCAAGAGGACAATGACTCTATGGATCGCAAGTCCAATCATTACAGTGACGTAGGTCGGCAACTAGGCATGGACAATAGTGAATGGAGTGTGTATGAGGTGGATAATCTCTCTGATCGCCACCCCTACGAGGGTGCTGATCGTGTGGTCTACAAGAATCACTGGGGCAAGAATCCTGTGAGCTGTGGCATCAATGGCCTGACTTGGTCAGCTTTGTGGATTGCAGCCAACACCTGTATCCGTGACAGTGGTGATGCCCATCATATGTTCATTGAAGACTTTACAACAGATGCAGAAGATCCTCGCACACTGGTGCTGAGTACAGGTAGCTGAAACCCCTACTGGTTGACCGGTTATTGTTTTGGTCGTATAATACACCCATAGACAGGAGAACAGTATGAAATACTTTTGGAACAAAGCAAAAGGACTTAATGCAGATATCGAGCGCCACCGTGCAAAAGAGCAAGAGTTGGAAGCAAAGATTTCCGAGCTTGAAGGCAAACAAGATCCAATGAGTATTGCAGCACTGCGCACATACCGTAGGTTCCTGTATCAACTGCAATCAAGCAAGGCCAATGTAGTTTCAAAGATTGGAAGGAAATAAAATGCGTAAAATGGCAACTATTCGTCAGATTGATGCACTAACCCCTATCGAGGGTGCAGATGCTATTGAATGCGCTACCATTGGCGGGTGGAAGGTGGTGGTCAAGAAAGGTGAATTCTCAGTTGGCGATCGTGCGGTCTATTGCGAAATTGACTCATGGATCCCTACAGAGCTTGCACCATTCCTATCCAAAGGCAAAGAGCCTCGCGAGTTTGAAGGCATCCGCGGAGAACGTCTACGCACTGTAAAACTACGTGGACAACTGTCACAAGGCTTGCTGCTGAATCTTGACTTTGCTATTCCACAAACTAATTCTTTTGTGGAAGGTGATGACGTGTCTGAAACACTTGGTATTGTCAAGTGGGAACGCCCAATGAATGCTCAGCTGGCTGGCCTGGCTAAAGGTAACTTCCCATCGTTGATTCCCAAGACTGATCAGGAACGTGCGCAAAATCTTGTTGAAGAAATCCTTGCGGCTGCACAAGCTGGTACTCAATTTGAGATTACCGAAAAGCTAGAAGGCTCTTCAATGACTGTGTACCTGATTGATGGAGAATTTGGTGTTTGCTCACGTAACTTGGACTTGAAAGAAACTGCTGATAACACATTCTGGCAAGTTGCTCGCAGAGAGCAAATTGAAGAAAAGCTGCGTAACAACAATTACGACAACGTTGCAATTCAAGGTGAGTTGATTGGTCCTGGAATTCAAAACAACATCTACAAGCTGTCTCAACCAGAGTTTCGTGTGTTTGATGTGTACAATATTCATAGTGGTGCTTATGTTGATCCAGCATTCCGTCGTGCCATGGTTAAATCATTGGGTCTACTGCATGTTCCCTTTATCTCTGTCGATAAAGACCTTGGTGTTGGCTCTGTAGAAGAAATTCTGCAATGGGCAGAGGACATGTCAATATTGAATTCTACAGTACAGCGTGAAGGTATTGTGTTCAAGGAAGTTTGTGGCGGGATGTCTTTCAAAGCTATTTCTAACAAGTACCTGTTGGGCGAGAAATAATTTATGTTGAAAAGTCTTTTTGTATGTGTGTTATTGACTATGGTTGCAGGCTGCGGCCAGGACCAAAACGACAACCATGGATCATGGGAGTTTGACAACTCCCCCTGGCGGTTGTTTGATATGAAACAGAATCTCACCAACAACACACAAGTGGAGATACGGTATGCCAAGGCTTCCGAGATACAAGCCGTGTGTGATGCTCAAAGTCGCAAGTTCGGCTTCAATGGATTCCCTAACGGAGCACTGGCATGCACATGGTATCAAAAGGACCGTTGCGTGATGATCTTGCCCGAGAAGGTGGATATGCGTACAGCTGGACATGAGTTCTTGCATTGTTTGCAAGGTAATTGGCACAAAGAATGAACAAACAAATTTGAATAATTGCAGTAGGTAGATAAATGTTTAATAAGCTAATTGACATATTCAAAGAACCCGAGCATGGTATAGTAAAGTTAAGTTTCATTGCGTTGGATGAAAATGAAGAACCGTATGAGGATGTTGCAACAATGCCATATCATAAACAATACAGTCAAAGTGATGTCGAAGCCAAGTTTGTGACATTTATGAGTTTACGGAATCACAGGGTACTCGAAATCACAATACTAGAAGTAATCAAAACAAGTGGGTAATATAATGAACGAACGAATTTTTGAACTTGCTAAACAGGCCGATCTTATTCAATGGGACACTCTGCCTTCGGGTGCTAGAACACCCGATCACGAAAGTGTTGTCAAGGCACGAAAGTTCGCCGAGTTGATGGTGGCGGAATGTGTTGGTATTGTAGAAAACCTTTCTCCTGGATATAAAGATTATAGAGATCAAATTGAGGATGTGTTTCGCAGGGATTGTGTGATAGAGATTGTAAAACATTTCGGAGTTGCACTATGAAACCAAAGTCGGCTAACGGTGTAGAAGGACATTTGATTTGTTCCTTTGATGGTAACTATTATTTTCGTGTGTACAATGGCACGGACTTTGTGGACTATGATTTGACCCATAGTGATTTGTGTGTTACAATAACTGATTCTGATGCGTTCTTTTATACAGATACAAATCAGAATCGACTGGATCACAGTCCAGCAACACTAGGACATGAACAATGATTGATCACTACAAACGTCTTGAAGATGGTGCAATGGACGAGATTGATGCTGCTGTTTGGAGTGGAGACTTGTTCCACAATCGTGCTAACATTGCCGCCTTCCGTGAAATGATGGCTCGATGGGAACGCGGATTGAAGATGTGCGAAGATATCTTAAATGAAGTACCTGAGAAATGAAATACATTATCAATCGTAACGGATCAATTAAATTGCCCTGGGAGCCAGGTCTAGTGGAATGGTTACAAAAACGCTACCCACTGAGCCAATATCAAGTTGTAGGAAAATAATGCCAAAAGTTTACGTATTAGTGGGAGTGCCAGGTTCGGGCAAAAGCACCTGGATTAAGAGCCAAGATTGGGCATTGGGCCTAACTGTGGTTAGCACAGATAATTTTGTAGAAGCATACGCCAAGGAACAAGGTAAAACTTATTCTGAAGTGTTTGTTGACTATATGCCCACAGCGGTAGATCTAATGGTCAAAGCGGTTGTTCATGCTCGAGAGCACGGGCATGATATCATTTGGGATCAAACCAGCACTACAGTCAAAAGCCGCAAGAAGAAATTCAACATGTTGCCCGACTACGAGCATATTGCTGTGGTGTTTAAGACACCGGAACATACAGAACTTATGCGTCGATTGATGAGCCGACCTGGAAAAGACATTCCGGATCATGTTGTTGCCAGTATGATTGCAAGTTGGGAAGATCCAACTGAAGAAGAAGGGTTCAAGGAAGTTTGGAATGCAAGTTGAAGTTGAATTACATAACGATCTTTTGGGTCGTGACGTGGTTGAAGGGGATGCAGTTGCATTCACGCATCAGAATTCTTTGATGGTGGGCAAAGTGGTCAAGATCACACCCAAACAGGTGCGTGTGATCCCACTAATGACAACAGGGTATCGTAGGGAATCAGGCTACCTCAAGTACACTAATCAATGTGTGTTGATTGGTGGACCGGACTTGACTATGTGGATCTTAAAACAACAAGAAAGGTAATCGTGGCAGATCGACTTATTGATTATTTCCCCTACTTCAACGAACGTGAGTTGTTAGAATTAAGGATCAACCTATTGAAAGATCACGTGGATCATTTTGTGATCTCAGAAGCCAATAAAACTTTCAGCGGGTTGCCTAGGCAATTTGAGTTAAAAAACTTGATTGCTGAGTTGGGGCTCCCTGTAGAAAAAATCACTGTGATTGAAGTTCGTATAGCCGATGACGTTGATTTGCAGTTGGAACAACATGACTTTGATGCACAGTTTCCCGAGGATCGTGCAGATATTATATCTATACAAGCGGTGGCACGAGAACGCATTCAACGTAATGCATTGCAGAAGGTACTTTACAAATTTGATGATACCGATTGGTTTTTGATGAGCGATATTGATGAAATTATCAATCCCAACCATATTGAATTTGCATTGAATGTGGCCCGTAATAATCCTGATACGGTTGTGAAGTTGCCATTGATCAATCTGTATGGTAGAGCTGACTTACGACCATATGCTCGTGCAGGGTGGCCATTTGTTTGGCGTACAGCCATGAGTATTTGTAAAAAATCCATAGTAAGCCAAACAACTCCGCATCGCATTAGATGCAAGTATCATGTTCCGGCACAGATAATTACTCCCACAATAGGAGGAGAAATATTTGATAACTTTGGATGGCATTTTAGTTGGATGGGCGGCGATGCTAGAAATCAAATCAAAAGCCGATCATATGCACATGCACCAAATCAAGGGCATCAACGGCATAGAAGTCAAGGATTCAAATTTGAAGAAGGTGAGAGTTTGTCCTGGGAACCAGAATCAATTTTGAAACGATTTCCAGTGGATCAACTGCCTCCCATACTGTTTACGTTACCAAGAGTACAAGAATTTTTGCTTCCCAATTTTACAACAAAATAAGAATAATATCCTGGCTAGTGGTAAAAAGCACTTGACGGTTAAATAAATATCAACTATAATAAACACTTAGGAAAGGGTGTTTTGTTGGACTCTAGCATAATGGTTAGTGCCGCAAACTCATAATTTGTAAGGTTCCGGTTCGAGTCCGGAGGGTCCAACAAAACATCCTACCATTTTTTTCAAGGACACACTATGAAAGTACAATTTGCACCTGGAGCATTTGATAATTTTGATGGCACCCAAGAAGAACTGGATGCTTTGAAAGCAGAAATTGAAGAAACGTTTGAATCCATGACTTCTGAAGAAATTGCTGCGCAAAGCAGAAAAGTTGATTTTGCAGATCTCCCAGAACACTTGCAATCCGATCTTCTTAACCCGCCACGTACTTTGCAATGAAAGACGATCCTGTCAATGATCTTGAACAAGACATTGTGGCCAGCAAATGGATGGCACAAAAAATAATTGACAGCGACACTTACGCTCAAAATCTCTATGCAGCCATATGCAATAATTTATTCCAAAAAAACGATGTATGGCCCAGAATTGCTGATCTCTACTGGTCGTGTACCTGGAGATCTGCTGGTGGAATCATTGCCGATATACGCAATCAAGGCGACTACATGGATTGGTACTGCTCGGGCACGATAGCACCCAGCAACCGGAACAGCAATAATGATTCTTATGTGGGTGAGAGTTTTGTTACTGATGAGATCCGTCAAGACTTGTTTGCCATAGGGTGGACGGTACAACCCTATCCCGATGATGGATTTATATAACAACTCCTATTGACCTGAATATCATCCGTACTATATAATAGCACTATGTTTAAAATCTACTACACAGATCCGGTGACAGATTGGAGTCACGCACACAATGCTGACACTTTGACTGAAGCACTTCGTTATACCGAAGAATTTCGCAAGTTGGGCATGGTCTTTGTTACCATGGTAGCGGAAGATTTAAATCAAGTTGGCAAGCCGGGTGTGGACGCTGTGGTCAACGGCAAGACCCCCGACGGTGTGGATTACACCTGGAACAAATCCAGTCGTATCGGCCAGGTCAAAAGGAAATAATATGAAAAATTGGATAACCAGTGATCTCCATTTCGGGCATAAAAATATCATGAGTTTTTGTCCCCAGTCACGTGCAAGGTTTCGCAATGACGTAAACTATATGAACGAGCAAATGGTTAAAGAATGGAACGACTTGATTGCTCCTGAAGACACTGTATACATTCTAGGCGATGTGGCATTCTTGCCTGCTCAAAAAGCAGCAGAATACATGCAGAGGTGCAATGGATATAAGATCTTGGTCGAAGGCAACCACGACCGCAAGACTTTACAAGATTCTGCGTTTCGCAACTGTTTCACAGAAATCCACAAGTATCTGGATGTGCAGTTCAACGAAACCAAAGTTGTGATGTTTCATTATCCTATTGCAGAATGGGATCAAATGCATCGCGGTGCGGTTCACTTGCATGGACACCTGCACGGTGGCATCAGCGGAATGGAACGATATCGTTGTGTGGATGTGGGCATGGACGCAACTGGTATGATTGCTATCTCTATGGACGAAGCTATTCGAATTGGTCTAAAGGGCGCAATCAAAGGTCATCATGTGTGAATAATTTTGGTTGACCGGTATTGCTCGTTTTGTTATAATACACACATAGACCAACAAAGGAGCACGTGATGACCATAGTAGAGCGAGCCCGAGTATTTGCTACCGCTGCTCATGCTGCGGTTAAACAAGTACGAAAGTACACATTTGAATCTTACATTGTGCATCCTGCTGAAGTTGCCAGTATTGTTGCCACTGTGCCTCATACTGATGAGATGTTGGCTGCTGCTTGGTTGCACGACACCGTGGAAGATACTGGTGTGACCATTGTGGATATCCAAGCAGAGTTTGGCAACGAAGTTGCTGAGTTAGTTGGGTGGTTGACTGATGTCAGTACTCCAGAACAAGGCAACAGGGCTGTTCGCAAAGCCATCGACCGTGAACATACTGCAATGGCACCTGCAGCGGCAGCTACAGTGAAGTTGGCCGACTTAATTGCCAACAGCCGCAGCATCATGGCACACGACCCTGCATTCGCAAAAGTGTATTTGGAAGAAAAGCGTATGTTGTTAGAAGTATTAACCCGCGGTGATGCCACATTGATGGCGCAAGCCCGCAGCATTGTAGGAGCATAGTATGAACGAACGAATTGGTAAACTTGCTGTCAAGGCTGGAGCACATTGGGAGCATGGCGATTGGAATATGCCGTCTGCTGTGTATTTTAGTGAGAGAGATTTGGAAAAGTTCGCCGAGTTGATTGTGCGGGAATGTGCCCGAGTATATTGGAATATTGATGATGGTGAGATACATGGTCAATATGTTAATGCGTTAAAACAACATTTTGGAGTTGAAGAATGACACTGCGTGAAATGATGACTGAGCGTATCCTGTTCTCCGTAGATGACACCACTCTGGCCACAGAGTTTAGCATCAGCCCGGACGAGATTGCCACACTCAGTGACCTAGACTTTCTGGAACTATTTGAACAAGTCACTGGATTCCAAGGCTAATGAACAAAATGAATTAGATTTCGGAGTTGAAGAATGAACAATACTAACATGAATTCCATACCATCTTTAAGAGAGATGAACACTGCTCTTGAAGTCCTTAAGGCAAACATCAAGGCTTCTACAGAAAAGGCAGCGGCCCTGACTGTTCAAATTGAAAAAGCGCAGGCACGAGAGATTTTGATTTTTCAAGCACGAACTGAATCTCAGGAGATCATGAAAAAGTACAACCTCAGTGAGGAAGATGTATTAAGTGCATTATCACTTAGTGAGACTAAAAAAGGCGGACCAGCCAAGACTGGCCTAAGTGCTATTAGAGATTATTATGATAAACTTTAATACGATCAGAAAACATTTTGGAGTTGAAGAATGACAGATTTAGAAAAACTTGAAGCACGTATTGAAGCAGTTGACACAGCTATTGCCGCGACAAAGATGGCCATGGGTGTGGATCGCAAACTAGGACACGACAAACACCCCAATGGTCATTACACCAAAGCATTGACTGAGTTGACTGATATCCAAACTAATCTGAACGCATTACGGGTTCGAATGATTACTGTAGGTAGATAAAATGTTTAAAGATGAATTGAAGCAATATGTAGCCGACAATCCTAAGTTGGTTTCGATGAAACCAGCTGGTGACGGTATCTTTGTTTTGAAATACAAAAAAACTGTATTTTATAAGAACCTGTGGAACAAATATATTGCCGAATGTCGTGGATCTATTGTAGACAAGGATTTTAACCTAGTTACATATCCATTTACAAAGATCTACAACTATGGTATTGAAAAAGAATCACCTGTGCTGTCAGATAACACTGAAGTAATCGCATACCGTAAAGTTAACGGCTTTATGGTTGCTTGTACGTGGGTTAACGGTGATGTATTAGTTTCTACTACCGGTAGTACCGACAGCCCATTTGTTGGCCTGGCCAAGGAAATGATGCTAACTCACATGTCATGGGCTGATTGGCAGTTGGCGTTTGCCAGTGCCGACATGCAAGGACTAACTGTAATGTTTGAGTGTGTTCATCCTGACGATCCGCACATCTGTCCTGAAAAGGCTGGTATGTATGTACTAGGTCTTCGTGACAACAAATGGTGTAGTCGTATTGGACACAGCCCTGAAGTTCTCAAAATAATGGGAACTGTATTCAACTGCTATGTTCCCGAAGTATATAGAGTTAGTCTAGGGGAACTCAAACAGATGACTAAAGAATGTCGTCACGAAGGTTATGTATTCTATACCCAAGATGGCGTGAGTGCCAAAATCAAGAGTCCTTACTACTTGACTTCGAAGTGGGTTGCTCGTAATCCCAACACTGACAAGTTGATGCGTGAGGATTTCAAGCAGCAAATTGAAGAAGAATATTATCCTTTGCTTGCTGCCATCCAAGCAGATATAGAAGCATATACTGCAAAGACTGAACAAGAACGACTGACGTGGGTACGCAACTATCTGGAGGCAGCATGAAAGATGAAAGCCATTTGCCTGTGAGTGAACAAAGTTTGATTTTTCGTCTGCGCAAGCGAGCTGAGATTCGTCGGCAGATCAGTTCACGTAAAAGTGTCGCGGAAGGTGCGCCTGACCGCATTGCTGATCTGCTGGAAGAAGCTGCTGATGCGTTAGAAGCAGCAGAGTCAAAATAAAAATATTCGTAACTTTTTTGCCAAAAAACGCTAAAAAAAGTAATCTTAAAGGTTGACAAGGTATAAATAAACATATAAAATACATGCTATGACACACTCGATACATCATTTAACACTCAAATCACTGACACCAAGTCAGGGCACCTGCCCCGCCTTGTGGTTTGCGATTGAGATGAATTATGATCGTGGGGCCTGGGTCCAAGGAGACCGAGTATAACAAAATAGCATACTCAACATCCAAGGACCCCAGGACTAAACACCCTGGGGTTTTTTGTTTTGTAGAGTAGTAAAAATAGTGTGAAGTATACCAGTAACGAGGACTGGGCCCTGCACTTTAAACACGGGGCAAACGGGCGGTGGCGAGGATGGCTTATCTTCTTGTAGATAAAAAAATTCGTCATATTAAAGCAAACTGGACAGACATGTCTCCTGTAAAACGGAGAAGTATGGTGGTGATGACAGTTTGTTTTAATATACGCATTCCTATTGAGAATGCGTAAATAATCAATGCCCGTATTCTTAAACTCGGTGATAGAGTTTTACATCACTAATCAATGCAATTTAGCCTGTACTAACTGTAATAGATTCAATGATCACGATTTTCGTGGTCACTACTATTGGGAAGATTCAGCTGATGCTGTAACTGCCTGGAGTCAGAGGATTAATGCACCAATGATTACTATCATTGGTGGTGAGCCCAGCTTGCATCCTGAACTAGAAACTTGGATAGTAAATCTTCGTAGATTGTGGCCAGAAACCACAATCATGATACAGAGTAATGGTACCAACACAAAGGTAGCAAAAAGTCTTGTCTCTTATAGTAAATACCGTGTGGGATGGGGTGTAAGTTTACATCGACCAGAGATGCGTCCTGCATTGGAACGACAATGGGGTAACCTCATTGACAATACAGAATTTACCCCGGCTGCAATAATCCCGCAAGGTGATGTATTTGCTGTGCATAACAGTGATCCAATAACTGCATTTAATGCCTGTACCATGCGGCATAGTCACACTATATTCAAAGGACAACTGTATAAGTGTCCTGTGATGGCAGTGTTGCCAGAATTTCGTACACAACAATCAGTAATCATGGATTCAAGGCAAGAACAGTTGTTGTCACAGTATCAACCATTAAATGCTGACTGTACTGAGCAACAGTTAGTGGACTTTGTTAATACAAGACATCAACACATTGATCAATGTGAATTTTGCCCTGGCGTATTTGATTTCGAGCCAGTGGTATTTCATCCAAGAAAAAAAATGCTCTGATGGCATTTTGATAATTGTTCTGTTGGGGGTTAGTTAAATGGTATAACAGCGGATTTTGATTCCGCTATTAATGGTTCGATTCCATTACCCTCTGCCATTATTCGTTCTAGGTTCGAGCCCTGGCACGTCTGCCAAACAACAAAGACCCTTTATATTGAAAGGGCATTACAAAACAAGTTGACCAGTATCGCACTAGGTGTTATACTAGAGACTAGTCAGAAAGCAACAAGAGTTGCAAAGTCCTTCCAAGTTGTAGGGTTTTGCAAAACAAGTTGACCAGTATCGCACTAGGTGTTATACTAGAGACTAGTTAGAAACAAAGACAGTTGATAGAGACTACTTTGTATGTTCCTTAAAAAGTTAATTTTTTGTATAGTGTACTCGGGTCAGACCCGGGCACTATATGTAAACAAATAAGGTTACCTACACCGTTAGGAACTTTGTGCGAGCAACGTGGGGCCGCCCACGCTCAATAGTCAGAGTTCATGAAGCAGGACGTTGATCCGGATTTAGTGCCGGGGAGTTCGGAGTAGCGGCGGAGAATGTAGGCAGTGATGACCGTGCAGGCCCTATGTAGACGTTGCATAGGGTAGACGAAGATGCACAATGGTTCCTTGTTTGTTTTCATATAGTGGAGCATTCGTCTATCGGTTAGGACAGTGGGTTTTCAGTCCACTAAGAGCGGTTCGATTCCGCTATGCTCTACCAAGTTTTATAGGAGAGTCGCAGTCGAGTCCATGCGTACTCTTAAACGAAGGGCCTACGGAGCCGCGTCCTGTCATTAGTACATGGAGAATCCGCCGCAATGGTGTGGCAGGGGACTGTAAATCCTCCGACTTAGGTCATGACTGGTTCGATCCCAGTATTCTCCACCAATTTGGTCTTAAAGTGTTCATGGACGCACGACGGCTTGTCACGCCGTAAGAGTGGGGATCGTTACCCCCTAAGACCGCCAAAACCACCTTAGGTCCGTTAGTCGCAAACGGTTATGGCAAGGGTTGTTCCTGCCTGGCGTCCGGATGAATAAGACTGTACCCCGTTAGTGTACGCTGGAGAAAGTAACCAGCACCATTATTGAAGCACATACCTAACGCCCTCTTGGAATGGGAGATAGTGTCCACAGCACTGAAGAAAGGTTCAAATGTGTTTCAATAATGGGCTGTTAGTGATAATGGTAGCACAGGGGCTTTGCACGTCTCAGGTAAGAGTTCGATTCTCTTACGGTCCACCAAGTTTATGCGGGATTAGTTTAATGGTAAAACTGTAGATTTCCAATCTTCCGTCATCAGTTCGATTCTGATATCCCGCTCCAAGTTTAATCTGTGTTTAGCTCAGTCTGGTAGAGTTCTTGGCCTGGAACCAAGGGGTCGTAGGTTCGAATCCTACAGCGCAGACCAATTAAGGAACGGTCCCGTAATGGTATCGGAGCAGATTGCTAATCTGTCGGCTCACGAAAGTGGGCTTCTGAGTTCGAGTCTCAGTCGTTCCGCCAATATAATGCACCTTTAGCTGATGTGGTCATAGCGGCGGCCTGAAGAGCCGTGGAAGTTGGTTCAATTCCAACAGGGTGTACCAAGTTTTGTAAGTGTTAGCAAGTGAAGTCACGCTATAAAGGTTACTTCGAAGGACCAATATAGTAAAAGGTAAGGGGTTCGAATCCCCGGCCCTCGAAAGGGAGTTAGTTCCAAACGGTGGACATGCTGGATGAATCCCAAGTAACGTACCGAATCCCGCTCGAGCTTGTTAATTCGGGTGAATGGTTCCTATAATGTGGTGGAACAACTTACAAATTCAATATGGAGATATAGTTGATGTCAGCACAGTGACTGAAATTTTCTGTATCACCACTCAAGAGATATATAAAATACTATTCCGCAGAACCCGAGCGTGGTGCATGGGCTGGACTGTTAATCCATGGTTAGCTGGGATCGTCACCCAGATGCGGAGCCAAACAAGCCCCATTAGTATAATGGCATTATGACGGTTTTGTAATCCGTTGGCGGGAGTTCGATTCTCTCATGGGGCACCAAGTTATCGCGGGGTAGGGGAGTCTAGTCGTCCCCGCCAGTCTCATAAGCTGGAGATCGGAGGTGCGAATCCTCCCCCCGCAACCAAGTCATGTCCATGCGTCACTCACTTTGACTGAGTGTTTGCTCTATTAGATTTAGAGAGCCTCTGGACTGTTTCTTTACCGCTTTAGCTCAATTGGATCAGAGCACTGTGCTACGAACGCAGGGGTTGGGAGTTCGAATCTCTCAGGTGGTGCCAAATATTGCCGCGTAACTCAGAGGTAGAGTAATCGCTTGATAAGCGATAAGTCGACATTTCGAAATTGTCCGTGGCAACCAAAAAAACAGTTGACAACTACTGTAAAAGGTTGTATAATATAAACTTAAACACAAAGAGGTAATGACATGAAACGTGCAAAACGCTAGTGTCGCTCTAGATCCCGTATTGGTCTAGGGTTGGCACATTAAATCAATTTAATACAACTAACCCTCACAAGCATTAAGGTGATGCACTCGGCTCTTAACCGAAAGAACACGGATCATTCCCGTGGTGTGGGACCAATATGGGATCATAGTTTAACGGTTAAAACATCACCCTTTTAAGGTGTAAGCTCTCGGTTCGAATCCGAGTGGTCCTACCAATTTTCTAATAACCGATGTTCTAGATTGAGAATGAATTTATATCCAAGTGCGGTATATGCTTCTTTCTTATCACGCATTTCAGTTTCGTCTAACCAGTAAGTAGATTTAACTTCTACGATAGTGTTAGTTTCGGGTAGATAAAAATCAGGTATTGCTATTCTGTAGCGTTGCTGATTAGAGTTAAAATATTTTATTCGTAAGTGTTCTACAAAATATTTTGTTTGCGATTGATCGAGGAGTTTGGCATAATCTTCTTCGTATGATGATCTTAGACAAAATATTTCTCCAAACCAAGCAGTATGGAAAATATGTTTGAATCTAGTATTACTTGGCATAACAACTCTATTAGTTGTTATTGCATTTGATTGACTTTCTGAAAATGATCGTGCCTCGATATCAAACAGTCTAAAAATAATGTCCATAGTTCTTGAACTAGGTATGCTAAATTGTTTCATAAGTGTTAGCATAGATTCGCATTTAATATGATATTCAGTATATAGCATAGACTGAATTTTTAAAAATTCAGTCTCGGCACTATTATCATAGTTAAATCCTAGCTTAATCAAGTTAGGTGATTTGTTTTTATAGAATTGACTTTTAAGAAAGTTTTGTATTATCATATAGTTATTTATCAGATTAAAAATATTTTTAACCATATAAAAACATATTAGAAGCCTTCGTGACTGTGGGCAAGTAGGTCTCTAAGTCGTTTCCGACTAGTGTGTTTCTATATGGTAAGTCGCATCCGAAAAGAAAACATCCCTTCGAAAAGGATTGTAGCAGTAAGACAAGATAAGCGGCGAGACTAGATGAGGCAAGGGTTCGGGTCCCAACGTTCATCAATAATTTGCTTAGTAAGGCGCACGAAAGGCAAGTTGGCTTGACTCTCCATATAAAAACACATTGGCAATGCGATGTTTACAACCTTGGCAAAAGGAGTCGGCATTTCAAATGCAGAGTGTGTTTCTATATGGTTTATGGTGTTTGTCGCCAAGTGGTAAGGCCTCGGGTTGTGATTCCGATATGCGTGGGTTCGATCCCCATCAGACACCCCAAATTAAAGATTGTTTATAAAACGCAAAGCTAGATTCACGTTGGTAAAATAACGCATTTGAGCTTGGGCATTAAACACATCGTAAACAATGATGTAGCAAACACCGCGATCACTTAGGCTTAGATAGAAATTCAAGCCCTGTGGTGTTAGATTTTGATAGCGTCTCACACAAGTATTTATTGGTCATGTGGCGTAGATGGATGCGCACCGCCCTCATAAGGCGAGGAGGTTGGATCGATACCAACCATGACCACCAAGAAATTTGCCCCGGTGGTGTAATGGCAGCCACGCTGGTCTTAGAAGCCAGTGCCGAAAGGCGTGTCGGTTCGAGTCCGACCTGGGGCACCAAGTTGCTAGGCCTATGGCTTGGTCGGCGGGTTTGATTCCTGCACAGTGTATGTGGATATAAAAATTTGGTAACATTGATTGTTGACTAGTTCAGCAGTCAGTGTTATAATAAGATTCAAGGGCGGTTTAACGTCCTATAAGCTAGCTTGCTGGTTTATGAAGAATAACTGTGGTGACACAGCCAAAGGAGGTATGCCTACATAACTCCGCTAGAGATAGTTCGTTTAAGCAAGCCTGATTCAGGTCCGTGAGGATCCGATCACTGATAAGACCGGTGGTTGTAACAATGACGCTGGATGTTGTGGAAAGAATTAGTGGCTCAAGCGCCTGCAAGGGTAACGCAAGTCATTAGAGAGTAACAGGTGGTGCTGACCTCACAACAAAACCAGTCCAGTTAATTGGTATGAGAAAGGGTAGTGTACGTGTCCGAGAGGTTGCACTCAAGGGCTTGTATGCAGTTTAAGTGGTTGATGGATGCGTAGCAATATGCAGACATTGGTCGCAAAAAACGTCTGAGTAGTTCGCAAGACAAAAGGAACGTGGTGTGTTGTATTGTGTATTCCAAAAGAGTATGCAGCAACTGAGTCAGCACATCGCAGTAGGTTGTTATAAGCTAATGGTAAGCTAACTCCCTGTTAAGGAGTCGACTGCGGGTTCAACTCCCGCTAACGATTAAAATGCAAAGACTGACTCGGTCGTATGTGAAAAGCATCTAATACTTGAGCCGCAAGGTAATCAAGTCAGACGTAACTCGCAAGGTGAAATCTGTTTATGCAGGAAGTTTCGTAACAGTTTAGCGACTGTGAATGGCTCTAAAGGTCAACGGGATAGAAAGCGTAGAATAGCATACGATGTCAAGACTAATGCCTGTCTTTAAACGGCGATGTTGGTAACAGACTAGATTACATAGCAATATGGATTTAGTGGAAGTCAGAAGAAGGTAGACTCGCAAGGTTTACTATAATGTCTGAGGTGTTACTCGGTAAGGATGTATTCTCAGTCCTCCACTATTCTAAAGCACATTTTGATGCCTATAAGGTTATAAGGTTGATCGCTTATAATACGGTGTGTGATGAGTGTGTTTCAGAATAGCCTGCCTGGTTAGCTCAGGGGTAGAGAGTATTTTTGTTCAATCATGCTAAATAGTTGAGCAAGGAAATATTATGTATAAATGCCACTGTGGGAAAGAATTTGAAAATCATCGTGCTAGAAATGCTCATCAAATAGCACACAAAGATAAACCTAGTCGCTACTCAATGAGTAGGAAAAAAAATCAAAGACTGTATGAGTGTGGGTATTGTAATGCAGAGTTTGAGCACAGTAATAGCACTGAAAATAAGTTTTGTTCAGTTGAATGTTCTGGAAAATATCAATGGGAGTTTGTCTCAATTCCTAAAATTGAACAAGGACTTGGTGGAAACTATAAGCGATATCTTAAAGAAAAATGCGGAGATAGTTGTGTTGAATGTGGGCAAGAAAATACCTGGAATAGCAAGCCGCTTGTATTACAATTAGATCACATAGATGGTAACAGCGATAATAATCAATTGAGTAATTTAAGATTATTGTGTCCTAATTGTCATACACAAACAGAAACATTTGGCAATGCCGGACAAGGAAGTAGATATAAAAAGAATACGAAAAGAAATTCGTATTTGAGAGAGTACAAGGCCTCGGTAGTTTAATGGTAGAACGCCATCCTTACACGGTGGATACGGGAGTTCGATTCTCCAACGAGGTACCAAATATTGCCAAGATAGCTCAGTAGGTAGAGCACCGGATTGAAAATCCGGGTGTGGGCGGTTCGATCCCGTCACCAGGTACCAAATAACATGACCAAAGTAATAGTAAACGGAACATTTGATATATTGCATCGTGGACATCTAATGATGTTACAACACGCAAAAAGTCTCGGCGATCATCTGTTAGTGGCAATTGATACAGATCGAAGAGTAAAAGAACTTAAAGGTGAAAATCGGCCTATTAATAATCAAGATGATAGACGATATATGTTAGAAAGTTTAAAATGTGTTAACACTGTTTACTTCTTTGATAGCAAAGAACAACTGATAGATATAATGAAAGAATATAAACCAGACATCATGGTCAAAGGCAGTGACTGGCAAGGTAAGAGCGTAGTGGCACAAGAACATGTTAATCAAGTGATATTTTATGATAGAGTCGGTGAATACTCAACAACAAAAACAATTCAAGATATTGCTAATAGGCGATAACTGTACTGATGTGTACCAATATGGTACTATTGATAGGTTAAGTCCCGAAGCACCTGTTCCTGTATTTGTTCCTACTCGTACAGAAGAACGTGCTGGCATGGCTGGTAATGTAGCTAACAACTTAAAAGCACTGGGTTGCTATGTTGACTACTTGCACGGTGAAACAAGTGTTAAAACTAGACTTATCGACGAGCGTAGTAAACAACAGATTGTTCGTATAGATAGAGACGTTCAGTCAACTCCCATTACATTTGATACAGATATCCCCGACATGTACGATGCTATTGTAATCAGTGATTATAATAAAGGAACTGTTAGTTACGAACTAATTGAAGAACTTATTGCATTGAGTATTCCTATCTTTATCGATACTAAGAAATCTGACCTTGAGAGATTCCAAGGCGCATGGGTCAAGATCAACGAATTAGAACATAGCAAAATTAAAAGTGAATGTTCAGGTCTAATCGTCACACGAGGCAGTCGAGGTGCTAGTGCAATACATCATAGTATAGATGTATCTTCGCACAGTGTAGAAGTAGTAGATGTAACTGGAGCAGGTGATACCTTTCTAGCAGCGTTAACTTATCAGTACCTTGACACTGGAGACATTGAAAAAGCAATTAAATTTGCCAACCTGGCGAGTGCGGTTACTGTGCAGCATTCAGGGGTTTATGCTCCAACATTAAAGGAAATAGGATGACACAATTACAAGGTTATGTAGCAAAGGGATGGGGCCACGAACTAATTTGGGCCACTAACGACCTATACTGTGGCAAACTTATGAAGTTTAACAAAGGTGCCAAGTTCAGCATGCATTTTCATGCTATCAAAGACGAAACATGGTATGTGTTGGACGGATTGTTCACTGTGATCAGTATTGACACTACAAATGCTGATCAAACAACCACAACACTTAAACCAGGCGACACTTGGCGCAACAAACCGTTAGCGCCTCATCAGTTGATATGCATCGAAGAAGGCACAGTTATTGAAGTCAGCACAGCAGACAGTGTGGAAGACAACTATCGTGTGGGCAAAGGCGACAATCAAAAATGAACATACTGTTAACCGGCTATAAAGGTTTTATTGGTAGTCATGTGCTGACAGCACTGGAGGCTGCTGGACACTGTGTATCAACATACGACTGGGGAGACAGTTTGCCCAGCGTGATGGAACAAGATTGGGTGATTCACCTTGGTGCTATCAGCAGCACTACCGAAAGAGACATAGACAAAGTAATGCGACAAAATTTTGATTTTAGTCGACAACTATACGATGCTTGTAAAACATATGGCGTTAATTTCCAATACGCAAGCAGTGCAAGTGTTTACGGGTTAACCAGTACATTTAGAGAAGACGCTCCGGTTGACCCACGTACTCCTTATGCGTGGAGCAAATACTTGTTTGAACGTTATGTACGCGATCATCCAAGTGGGAGTGTTGTACAAGGTTTCCGTTATTTTAATGTGTACGGACCTGAAGGCGAAGAACACAAAGGCAATCAAGCTAGTCCGTTTATGCAATTTAAACGCCAAGCTGAAACAAACGGCTGTATACAAGTTTTCGAAGGCAGTGAATATTATCTAAGAGACTTTGTTCATGTGTCTAAACTAGTCGACACACACTTGGATTTCTTGTATAATACACCTAGTGGCCTATGGAACTTGGGTACTGGAAAGACCATGAGTTTTATGGATGTGGCAAAAAGTTTTAACGTACCTGTTGAAACAATCCCCATGCCCGACAATTTAAAAGACTCATATCAAAAGTACACCTGTGCTGATATGAGCAAGTTTAACGCAACGGTGGCAGAGAGGTCCAATGCACGGGATTGCAAATCCTGAAAACCGGGGGTTCAAATCCCTCCCGTTGCTCCAGTTAATACTCGGTGAGGTGTTGATGGCGACACACGTGGTTTGGGACCATGAATGGCAGATTCGAGCTCTGCCACCGAGACCAAACAATGCGACTGTGGCGTAATTGGTAGCCGCAAGGGACTTAAAATCCCTCGAGTTTCTCGTACCGGTTCGAGTCCGGTCAGTCGCACCATTTTGTTTCGAGCGTACGGGTTCGAATCCCGTCTCTCGTACCAATATCAAAGTAAATTTACAGAGGATACCAAAGTAAATTTATCTGGCGTTCATTCATTAAATTTGCGGCTATAGTATAACGGATAATACAGCGGTCTTCTACACCGTGAATGTGGGTTCGATTCCTGCTAGCCGCACCAGACAATGCCAGCGAGACTGGGTAGTCAGAGAGGTCTTATAAGTCTTTTAGCGCCAGATTAGCGTTCTTGAGAGAGTTCGAGTCTCTCCGCTGGTACCAAAAATATGCATCGTTAGTTCCAATTGGCAGAACGTTGGTCTCCAAAACCAAATGTTGTACGTTCGAATCGTACACGGTGCGCCAATCAAAGAAAGTGAATCATGAAAAAAATGGACATGACCGAGGTCAAAGAATTTATCACTGCTCAAAGTCCAGAAACTGCGGTCTATCTGGGTTGCGACAGCGAACGAGTAAAGGTCAATGGCGTATGGTACGCAGACTATGCTCTGGCAGTGGTTGTACACATTGATAGCTGCCATGGTTGCAAAATCTTTGGTGAAGTACAACGTGAACGTGACTGGGATCAACGCAGCGACAAACCTGCCATGCGACTCATGAACGAAGTATACAAAGTTTCCGAACTGTTCCAAAAGATGAGTGATGTACTTGAAGACCGTCTTGTGGAAGTACACTTGGACATCAATCCAGATCAGATGCACAAAAGTTCTGTGGTGGTAAACCAAGCAATTGGTTACATCAAAGGCACTTGCAATGTGATTCCAATGGTCAAGCCCCGGGCCTTTGCTGCTAGCTATGCAGCAGATAGGATGGATTGGGTGTTGAGCAATCGTCGAGCAGCTTAACCAAAACAGTTGATTTACATCGCTGTTTTGTATATAATTGTTTTTGTCAACGCGAGTTGACTGGCAAGAACCAAGTAGATTAGCACAGACAAACGTTGGCTTCATGCCAACACCAGCCTGAACAGCTGAACAAAATTGGCCTCCAAGGAAACTTGGATCGTGCTTGTGTGAACCGGACTTATTATAGACATTTGCACTTTGATAACCGGACATACGCAGGCCACTGTGGTTTGTACTTTGCATGTTGCATATTGCACCTTGCTTAGTCTGTGACTTGACTTGGGTCTTGCCGCCCTTATTGTTTAATGAAAGAAATTATGAAAATCAATCTACGCAAAGCTAACGCATTGCAACTGTCTATCCAGGATGCAATCAAAAGTATTAAATTTGACACTGAAGTCAAAATCAACGAATTCCAAGTTGCCGAAGATGTAATCGCCAACTATCGTCAGGATTTTGCTATCAAGCAAGACCGCCATCGTGGGCTGCTAAACAGTCTGTATGATATCCGTAAGGCTGTGAGCCAGGCTAACAGTGCCCAGGGTGTTGATATCAAATTGGCTGATGTGGCCCTGCTGGACAAAAAGATTCAGTATCTTGCCGAATTGGCTGGTAAAAGTACACGTGATAGCATGGAGGTTGTTGCCGGTAAGATAGAAAAAATTCGTAATCGCAAGGAAGACGCTCGTAGTTTGTATTACGGACATGATGTCACTGTGGATACTTCTATCTTCACAGCGGAAGACATTGCTGGATTCCGTACAGCAGTGAGTATGGGCAAGAAAGCCAAACAAAAATTGCAAGATGAATTGTTGGAAATCAACGTTCGCACTGAAATCGAACTCAGTGCAGATGTGGTCACTGTGTTGACTGCGGAAGGTCTGTTGTAGGACCAAGCCTGTAAAGGATGTTCATTGCCCGAGTTCTCAATCTATTAGAGAATTCAGCTTCGGACAGCACACCCTTTGCTAGATTACACTTACGACAAGTCACTTGTAGATTGTCGTAAGTGGTTGCTCCACCTCGAGATTCAGGTATAACATGATCCATATGGATCTCAGCATCTGTGAGATCTTCATCACAGTACACACAATACACGCCATCGCGTTCAATGATCCTGCGTCGTAGATTTAATGGTATATGTTGTTTTGTTCGTAGCACAAGAATATTTATTAGTTGGTACTAAATCAATTTAAATATATAATAGAGCTAATATTTAAAATGAAATTGATTTTTTGTTTCCCAGGGCAATCATTCAGTAAAAATTGGATGGCCGCATGGAATGACACTATTCGTTGGCTTTATAAAAACAATATAGAATACATAACCATAAATGCATATTCGCCGGTAATTTACAACTGTCGAAACATGTTGTTGGGTGCCACTGGCAATCCTCCCAGGACTTTCCAGCCATTCAACGGCACAATAGATTACGATTGGATCATCTGGATCGACAACGATAATATCTGGACACCTGCTGATCTTGCACAATTGATCAGCAACCCCGAACACAAGATTGTCACTGGACTTTATATACAGCATGACAATAAAACTTATGCACAGGCTGTGATTCATGGTGATAGCAAAACCAACCTGTTGTGGTTACCACGAGAGCTAGTACAAATCAACGGAAGTAGATTCCAAGTGGCCGCAACAGGTATGGGTTTTATGGCTGTGCAAAAAGGTGTATTTGAATCCATGGAATGCCCATTCTTCCGACCCGTCGAATACAAAGTTGATGATGATACAACTGCATTTTTATCAGAGGATACAGGGTTCTGTCACAGAGCTATAAATGCAGGATATAATGTATGGGCAGATCCACAGATTCAGGTCCAACATGAGAAGGCATGGTTGTTGTCCGGCAACAGTGAACACGGGGTTCGACCTGAGAATATTGTGTTAAATAGATAATGCAACCACCCAAATTCTTGTTCTTAGATATCAACCTACAATGCAATCTCAAATGCAAGACCTGCATGTATTGGACCAGAGAAGAAGTTGTATTACCCACACACATATCTATAGAACAACGCAGTGATATCATCACGGAATTCAGTTCCTTAAATCCGTATGGTGCCGTGGTAATCTGTGGCGGCGAAGCCTTGATGAATCCCGAAAGATATTGGCCTATAACCACTCAATGTCGTGAGTTAGGATTAAAATGTTTGAGTGTGATGAATGGCACCATGGTCACAGATCTGGCGTTTGCCAAGAAATTGATCACACAAGGTCCTAGTGAAATAACAATTTCGCTAAACAGTTACATTCCAGAAGTACATGATTCAACTCGCGGAGTCACAGGATCATTTGATATGGCAGTGAATGCTATTCGGTTGTTGTTGCAGGCAAGAAAAGAATTAAACAGCAACACCCCCATCTATGCCATGTCGGTCATGTGCGAACAGAACTATCGAGACCTGGATCAGTTTTACCACTTTGTGTTGAATGATCTCGGAGCAGATAAGTTAAAATTGAATTGGTTGCAGCCAACATTTGGCACATTGTTAGACAAGAATGGCGATCCAAGACCAGACAAATTTTACGACAACAATGTGATCCGCGATCATGAAGCATTGTTTGAGATCATGAATCATTGTTCAGAAAAATATCAGTTGAATCTAGATCCTGAATATATAGAAACTGTACGTCGATATCATCGCAGTGTGTTTAAAAATGCAGATGCTGTGACAGGATGGGACGGACACGGTACTGAAGATGCCATATGCAATAGTTTTGATCGCAACATCATGGTCAACATGGATGGTATTGCCCGTTTGTGTTTTTCTGATCAGTTTCCCAGTTTCAAGATTAGCAGTCCTGGTGATCTCACACGATTATGGAACAGTGCCGAACCAATAAGAAATCTCATGAGACCTTGTAGACAATATTGCGGAATCAGTCACAGTGTGAGAAGAGTCAATGCTGTGAAGAAGATTGACATCAATTTGGTTTGAATATATAATAACAACATAAGCGGGCATGGTGCTAGTGGTAACACATAACTTTGCCAAAGTTAAATTGCGGGTTCGATTCCCGCTGTCCGCTCCAGAGCAGAAGATAGATTACGTTATTGGTATGAGTTACAAGGTACCGCGGTAAATCCTTGAGCAAGCAATGGTACAAACACAACGTAATAGGCAGTAGTGATCTACTCATCGGGACCGGCCTCAAAACGAATCCCACCAATTTGGAGAGTAATGCAGCGGGGATGGTCCTGCGACTGGCCTTGAAAACCAGGTTCTCAGAAATGGGATGGGGTTCGACTCCTCTGCTCTCCGCCAGATAACACGGCCCTGCCCTCTGTGTAACTGCCACTCCCAGAAGTTGTTATATACGGCAGGGTTCTTCTTCAGGGCCGAGCGTTCAACGGATAGATTGCGACTGTATGCCGCTTGGCTTCGAACCAAGAGAAAGCTAAAGGATTCATGCAGGTTCGAGTCCTGCCAGTCGCTCCATAAAATTTCATGTTTGATTCATGATATACCGCAGTGGAAAATCTCTACCGTACATTTTCCATAGTGTTGAATAGTATTCGTAGGACCTGTCATGAGAATATAACATTCTTTGTACGTTCATTGTGGTTGGAAATCCAGGATATTCTAACAATAGTGGAATATTGTAAACTGTATCACATAATCCATTGAATAATGTATTTTCAATAGTTGCATAATAAAACATTGTGGAGCCGTCATTATAGGGTATTCTAAAATCATAATTTAAAGCATCTATCCAATGTCGATCTAATATTTTTTTAATGTATTCACGTTTGAACAGTCCGGCACCACCAAAATCGTCCCATTCTTTTTTTCGTAGTTGCAGTGATGGTATTTCAAATTTGATAGCATTGTTAATCAATCCAACATGCCAATTATTAATACGTACTAAGTGTACAGCTTCCCAATCAGTGGGCAAGTTATCTACAAACTCTTGCCAGGTAAAACTCCAATGGTCAATAGATTCAAAACTCATGTCGTCATCACAAAATATCACATGTTCTTCATTGGTTGTATCATACCAATTTTTCATTGCAGTCAAATAACTAATAATCGTACCTGGATGGCTGAATCCTTGAAATGTTTCAGCATCCTCTTTGACAACTTCTGGCCACAAAATATTAACTTTATGTTGAAATGTAGTATATCTGTGATTCAAACATGGCATGTAACGTATACTATATCTAGTCAATTGAGCATTCATAAACTCCATTCGATCTATGTTCTCGTATAGTGTGATATAATTCACTGTGGGAAAGTTTGTTAGTTTGGCCATAGTGTATATATATTTTACTGACACATGGAAAGGTAAAAACAGAGGAAACGGAAGAGCAGCAAGAGGTCTTCCACTAAATTAATTTGCTGATATAACACAGAGGTAGTGTGCTTTCTTGGTATGAAAGAGGTCGTAGGTTCAAATCCTGCTATCAGCACCAAATTCACTTGACAGCATGTAGAAATAAATATATACTGTAAGTTAAGACTGTATGAAGGAAAAAGAACAATTGACTGGACGCGGGGGGCGGTGCCCCGCCCGGTCCACCATAAGAGCATACGGTGTTTTTATGATGGGCCGGTCTTAGATTCGACAGTCGGTGCAGTATTTGACTGGACAGTCCGGCAATGTAGAAGCCGTTAGGATTGGGGTAACCCGGTCGTAGACACAAAAAACCTAAATGCAAACGATGCATACTTTGGAGAAGAACGCCTAGCAGCGTGACCTCCACGAGGTAGTTATACCTTGTAACCAAAAATAACAGAGGCCCGCTTCGGCGGGCTTTCTTTTGACTGTTATTTCTCAATCACTATATACTAGCATAGGCACACAAACAGAATACTTCGAACGCATTGGATATCACCAAATTGAAACAGTTCTGACTTGACTACGTGTGTGATTCGTTGTATACTGTAACTATCAACAACCCCCAGGAGAAAAATATGGCAAGACTCACTAGTCAAGATGCAGTAGCAATGATTGGTAACCGTTACGATTTGGTACTGATTGCAGCTCGTCGAGCACGAGAACTGGCACGTGGTGACATGCCCAAAGTAACCAACGTGACTAGTCATGCAGTCACAGCTCTACGTGAAATTGAACAAGGTTTTGTGAATCGTAGCTGGTTGTATAAACCTCAAGACATTGCAAGCAAAAGCCATCACAGGAAATATTGATGTAGACAGTGCTTGTGAAAAAAGGTAAATATCTGCATGAGCACTAATCAATTTCGTCGGTACCTTGATCTCTTGAATGAGGCAGATCCAGAATTATCTAACCCTACACAACCGAGTTCAGAACCTCGCTGTGTGGTATGTGGCACACCACAAAGTCAACATCAGGCATTGAAACATCAATTTGTAGCCGGAGGTGCAGCGGATCGTCCTGCACCAGTGACACAAGGTGGTTCAACAGGTGGCGGCGATGTGGGTCGTATTAAAAAATTGCAAGCAGAGCTCAAAGCTGCTGGTGCTGAATTAGGTGCCACAGGTGCAAATCGTGATGGCATAGACGGTGACATAGGTCCGTTGACCACTGCTGCCATGGCCAAGTATCCCAACATTGCAGCCAAATATGCTGATCTCAGTATTGCACAAGCTGCTACCCCTGCTGTGGATACTAGCAAATTGAATGCTGCACTGAGTGCCATTGAATCAATTGTTGCCAAGTACAAAGGCAAGATCAAAGTTTCAGAAAGTCGAATTTACGAAGTCGATCGCCAACTAACCCCAAACGAATATCAAGCACGTATTGCACAGAGAATTCCGCCAGATCTGGATGCTCAAGAAACTCCAGGATTTCAGCAACCAATGATACAAAAAGGAGGCTATGTTCCTCCTACAGCAGTAGCGGCTCAACCTCCGGCAGCATCAGCAGCGGCTCAGCCTTCTGTATACGATCGATTCAACAAACCCAGCGGTGCACCAACTGCACCTGCAAAGGCTGTAGAACTAAAGCCATCCGGCTGGGTATCTAAAGCCGGGCAACAAATTCTTTCTAAATTGCCTGGATTAGGTGCCCGAACAGCAGGAGCCGCAGCATTATCAGGTCCACTTGCTCCACTAATAGGCGCTGCTGGTGCAGCATACACTGTCTGGGATATAGGTAAGATGCTGTATGATGCATACAAAGATTCCAACAATCTAGAAGGCATGAATGATGCTGATCAAGCGGTGGTCAAACAGAATCTTCCTGTGGTCATGAGTTTTATCAAAGATCCTAAAATTGCAAATACGTTACCGCCCGATACACAATCTCGTATACATAAAGTTCTGACAGATCTAGAAAAACTAGCCGTTGATACAGGATATTCTACACCAACGGCAACACAACAAGCTGCAACACCGGCAGCTACACCGGCAGCTACACCAGCTGCAACAGCAGCTACACCGGCAGCTACACCGGCAGCTACACCAGCTGCAACAGCAGCTACACCGGCAGCTACACCAGCTGCAACAGCAGCGGTACCAACTGTTAATACTGTTGTAGCTGATCTTGAAAAGTTATTAAAGAAAAATAACTTTGAAAGTCGTGAATACAAAACACTAAGTGAACAACTGGCACGTGATCGTGACATAGTAGATGAAGGACTAGGCCGGATTGCATGGAGAGCGGCTCGACGAGCTGGTCAAGACATTTATAAAGGAATTGGTAACAACATAATTGCTCCGGCCACTAGCATAGCTACAAAAGCAGCAATGGTTGGAGGAATTGGCTATGTAGCCTGGAATCAACTGACCAAAGCAATGGCACCCAACACCATGAGCGCAGAAGATAAAGCTGAGTTTGATCGCATAATAGCAAATTACAAAAAAGCAGTGCCCGATCAGGCCACGTTTGATGCATTGCCAAAACCAGTGCAGGACAAATTGATAGATTTAGCTGATAGATTAGTAAAGATGGAAAAAGCACAACCCAAAGGAAATAAATGATTAAACCAGGCCCAAATTATCGCATGCCCAAAAGCATCAAACGTCAATTAGCAGTTATTGTAGACCCTCACCTACGCGGCGAGATTCGCCGAAGCATGATCCAAGCTGATCTTGTTGGTCGCCAAGCTGCTCCTAGAAAAAAATCATCAGAAAATTAATCTCGACTGAGTAAAATTGCAGCCTAAACACTGCTCGGGGTAAGACATACCTTGTAACAGAAACTCAAAAGCCTGCCTCGGTGGGTTTTTTTTTTGACAAAAATTCAAAGGATAAGTACCATTGCAACGCCGGGTTCTTCCGACGTCGGTATTAAAATAGACGCTTGACATTGAGATGTCTTTACTGTAGTATTATACTACAGAACGCCTACCGTAAGTAGAGTTCCTCTACCAGCATTTAAATTACATAACCAAGGATTTAAAATGAAAAAACTTTTATTAAGTATTTTTTTGACTCTTTCTATGACTTCTTTGTATGCATGGGAGCCCAAAAAAGAAATTACTATTGTTGTTGGATTCCCAGTTGGCGGTACCGTTGACAACCTAGCACGAATCATGGCCGAGAGCTTTACGCTTCAAGGATATTCTACAATAGTAGTTAATCAACCCGGTGCTGTTGGAGCAATTGCCGCAAATCGCGTTGCTACCTCTCGCCCAGACGGATACACACTGATGCTAACTGCTACCGCTAACCTGTATAGTAAGCTTCTACAACAACCAGGTGCAACTTATGATATACTTGAGGATTTTAGTCATCTAAGAACAATCGGCACCGTAGAAAACCGTATCTATGCCAATCCTACCAAGGTTCCTGGGGATATGAGACAAGTTATCAATGACATTCTCAGTGGTCGCAGAAACTACACATGGGGATCACCATTTGCAGGTGGTGAATTTGTAATCAGGCTAATTGAAGATCAAATCAGACAACCTATCACTCATGTTTCTTACAACGGTACAGTACCGTTAATACCGGACTTGGTTGAGGGTAGAATTGACTTGGTTGTTGACTCAGGAGTTTCACCACTGAATCGATTTGTTGAGTCTGGCAAACTAAAAGTATTAGCAACAACTAATACTAAAACTGCCAATCAAATTACTGTTGATCAATATCTACCGGGAATTGTTACACATAGTTGGTATGGGGTTAGTCTGCCAGCTAACGCACCAGATGATATGATAAAATTTTACAATGATCTTATTGTTAAAAGTATAAACCGCCCTATTACTAAAGAAAAATTATTGAATTTAGGATTGCAATTACCAGATCAAAACTCAACTTTACTGGTATCATTGATAAAAAGAGACTTGATAAGATTTCGGCCTCTTGTCAATCGTATAAGCAACAAATAATTGTATGACTGATCGATATCAATTTGGGTTTTACAAAGTTGGCTCTGAAATTTTTACACACAAGGCTTCGGCCTTGGTCCGGGCCACACAATTAGGAGTTACACCAACTTGGCATTTTCATAACGAAATATACTCTAAATTAAATTGGCAAGACGATGTTCCATTCAGTCTTGACTATTTTTATCAACAGCGAGCCCGCCAACTCAGAAACAAATACGAATACCTAATACTGAGTTTTAGTGGGGGTAGTGATAGTTGGACTGTGTTAAAAGCATTTATTGATAGTAATACTCATATTGACGAGATTTTTATAAGATGGCCAATCGAAGCAACTTATAAAAAATACAATACAGGCACTAGCGATCACCCATCGAATGTTATCAACGAATGGGAACTAACAATCCTACCAATGATTAACAAATATAAAGAACTATTACCAAACACTAAATTTGAAATCCAAGACTGGAGTGATCAAATTTTAAACGCAGAGCTAACAGACAACGATTGGTTCTATGCCCAAGACCATCTTAATCCCGGTGTATATTTTAAAGTTAATGCAATTGGAAAAAGTGAGCTAGACGCAATAAATGCCGGCAAGAATACAGCTATCATCTTTGGCATTGATAAGCCGCAGGTTTGGTATGACAATGGTAAAGTTTTTTGCTATTTTTTAGATAAGTTGGCAAACACCAATCCACAAAATTCATTCAAGAGAACCTGTGAATTATTTTATTGGACTCCTGATATGCCTGAGTTAGTATTGGCTCAATCTAGAGAAATTTTTCGCTATCTACAAGCCAATCCAGATGCATTGAAATTAATCAATCGAAACATTCCGTTTACACAACAACGCAAACAAACCTGGGACACTCTGGTTCGTTATATCATTTACAATGACTATACAAAGTTATCTGCTTTTCAAACAAAAAAAGCCTCGAGTTGTATCTACGACGAAGCAGATACGTGGATGTGGGATATAAAATCATCTGATTTCAAATATTTAAAAAGCTGGGAGTACGGGGTAAAAAATGTATTAAAAAGTATTAACGAATGCTACATCCAAAGAATCAATGGTCAACCTATAGGGTTTACAGGATTTGTTGACGGAATGTATTGTTTAGGCTCTATAGATACAGAGGTTGACTAGTAATGGCCATTTTGCTATAATATGTGTATTGTAGTTAAAAAGGAGTTAGTTATGAGTGCTATGAGCAGTCTTGCCGTTGAAATCGACGATATGTTAGTCAAGGGCTACCTGCCCGTTACTATTGCACGACTTCTTGATGTGCCCATCAATTGGGTGTATGAAGTTGCAGACCCTTCTGAAGATCCTGTCAACCAGGACCAAGAAGACTGTAGCCCTTTTGCAACAGTTAACAGTTGACACAAAAATCGTGTTTTGTTACAATAGAAGCTTAGTTAGTTAAATTTCAACCCTAGAAAGGCACAGCCCATGTCAGAATCACGTACAGTTACTTCGCGCCAAGCGCACAAATCCCTGCTCAAAGCATTCAAAGTCAAGCGTCCTTTGTTCCTGTGGGGTCCCCCAGGCATTGGCAAGAGCGAGCTGGTTGAAGGCATTACTCGAGACCTCAACGGTTATATGATTGACCTGCGGTTGGGTCAGATGGAACCCACTGACATTCGTGGTATTCCTTTTTACAACAAAGAAATTGGCAAGATGGATTGGGCACCTCCTGTGGAACTGCCCGACGAAGAACTGGCTAGTCAGTATCCTATTGTGGTACTGTTCTTGGACGAACTTAACAGTGCCGCTGCCAGTGTGCAGGCCGCTGCATATCAGCTGATTCTGAATCGTCGCATTGGCAAATATAAGCTGCCGGACAATGTTGTCATGGTAGCAGCTGGTAACCGCGAAAGCGATAAAGGTGTGACTTATCGCATGCCCACTCCGCTGGCAAATCGTTTCATTCACCAGGAAATGAAAGTGGACTTTGCTTCGTGGCAAGAATGGGCAGTGCTCAACAACATCCACAAGGACGTGGTTGGTTACTTGAGCTTTGCCAAACAAGACCTGTACGATTTTGATGCCAAGAGCTCAAGCCGTGCATTTGCTACTCCGCGCTCATGGACCTTTGTGAGCGAGCTGTTGAACGACGCTGATGGCGACGACGACACCTTTACCAACTTGGTAGCAGGTACTGTTGGTGAAGGCTTGGCAGTGAAGTTTATGGCTCATCGCAGGGTGTCGGGCCGTATGCCTGATCCAGCTGATATTTTGAATGGCAAAGTCAAGGACTTGAACGTGAAAGAAATCAGCGCCATGTATAGCCTGGTTATTTCCATGTGCTACGAACTCAAGGCTGCGGTTGAAAGCAAAATGGATGAAAAGAAGTTTCACGAAATGGCTGATAACTTCCTCAGCTACATGATGCGGAATTTTGAAACTGAGTTGACTGTGATGGGTTCCCGCATTGCGTTGACCACTTACAACTTGCCGTTCAAACCCACAAAGCTCAAGCATTTTGATGAGTTCCACAGCAAGTTTGGAAAGTACGTGCTACAAGCCCAAGGCTAAAACAGGAATGGGGACTACGGTCCCCATATTTCATCATGCGATATGAAATTGCCAAACTAGATCATCGACATAATCATCGAAACAGATATCGTTACATGATTAAGTTCAGGAGTGATTCGTCAGGCACTGGCGCATTGGACTTTGATCAAGCTCGGCGTTGGTTCAATGAAACATACGGCTGGGCACAGGAAGCTGAGTTGCAGGTAACAATGAACAAGCAATCTAGGGCACGTAATGCTCCTCTAGAATCAAATCCATATTGGGCATATCAGACTGAATATCGTGACTATCGTATCTATGTGGCATCTGACAAAGAAGTGTCCTGGTTTAGTTTGAGTCATGTCCGTGAAACCTAACATAATTGTAAGAAAGAATCTCATTATCTTTTGCTCAACTCAGCATTGGGACGATGTTTGGCAAAAAATACTAGCTGATAACGGTGCCGGTATTGTTATAAGTTGGGTATTGAAACGTGAATTGGGATTCACTGTGAGACGGCATGAAAAATGGATATCTTTTACTCCCCCTGGCTCTCTAGTAGAGCGTGGCCGCCTTGAAAAACAGGTTCACTTGGATTTTTTCAATGAGGCTGCACTGACTTGGTTCCAGCTAAAATACCTATAAGTGTTGTAAAAACTACACACTTTTTTAGTTGACCACTAATGATATCTACAGTATAATAAACACATTAACAAGGAACAATCTATGGCAACAGCTAACACCACAGCTAACAAAAAAGAAGACAAATTTAAAAATCTCATTGGGCCCAAAGATATGAAGCTGGACGGCAAGGTACGTGAGAAGCTGATCACTGCCCGTGTGGGCTTGCTGTTGAAAGCCAGCTTCTTTGGTAACTTGGCAACTCGTCTCAAGCTGGTTAATGCAGATGAATGGTGCGGTACTGCTGCCACAGACGGACGTCATTTTTATTACAACACTCGCTTTATTGAAATGCTTCGTCCCAAAGAAATCGAGTTCTTGTTTGGACATGAAGTATTGCATTGTGTGTATGATCACTTTGGACGCCGCAATGAACGTGATCCACAGATTTGGAACGTGGCCAATGATTACTGTGTCAACGCAGACTTGAAAGAACATGGTGTCGGTGAGTTTATCACGTCAGTGCCTTGTTTGTATGATCGCAAGTACAATGGCTGGAGTTCAGAGAAAGTGTACGATGATCTCATGAAGAATGTCAAACGCATCAGCATGGCGGATCTCATTGACCAGCTGCTGGATGATCACCTGGACGGTGAAGGTGATAGTGATGGCGAAGGTGACGGCGATGAAAATAAAAAAGGCAAAGGACGTCCCAAGCTGAGTGAATCTGATCGCCAAGCTATCAAAGACGAGATCAAAGAAGCCATGATGGCTGCTGCTGCCACAGTTGATGGTGCTGGTAATATTCCTGCTGGTGTCAAACGTCTTATTGATGAAATGACTGAGCCTCAGATGAACTGGCGTGAACTATTGCGCATGAATTTGGAAAGTACCATTAAAAGCGACTATACTTGGATGCGAGCCAGCCGTCGAGGCTGGCACATGGATGCAGTAATGCCTGGCATGAAGCCCGACGAGATGATTGATATTGCTGTTGCAATTGATGCGTCAGGTAGTATTGATCAAGATATGCTACGAGACTTTCTGGGCGAGATTCAAGGCATTATGGATTCGTTTCCTGCTTACAAAATTCACGTTGTAACTTTTGACACTCAAGCATACAATCCGCAACAATACGATTCAGACAACTTGGACGGCATCTGTGATTATGAAGTAACAGGTGGTGGCGGTACTGACTTTGATTGTTTTTACGAATACTTCAAAGAAAACGACATTGTGCCGCGCCGCTTGGTAGTGTTCACAGATGGTTATCCTTATGGTAGTTGGGGTGATGAGAACTATTGCGAAGTCACTTGGATTTTGCATGGAACTACAACTATTATTCCTCCTTGGGGCGTGCATGCCTACTACGAGGAACATACAAAATAACTTTAGCTTGTTTTACCAAAACTCCCTGAAAAATTTATATCAGAGGGTTTTTTATGTAAATATCTTTATGGAAAACATCAACTCTCAACTCACAATTAACGACATTGCGTTAGCTCGCGATGTAATCGACACTGCTGTCAAGCGTGGTGCATTTGGTGCTGCCGAAGCAAAACAAGTTGGAACCTTGTATGAAAAGATTGATCTATTCATCAAGACTGCTGTAGCTCAGGCAGAAGAAACCACAGCAGCAGAAACTCAGCCCCAGGCTGAAGTGCCAGATTCAACAGAATCTACAACCCTTTAAGGAGAATTTTATGGCATTTTTGAAACACATTGGTAAACATGGCGACCGTAAAGTTGCAGTAATCTTTAGACAGATTCCCGGCGACGATCACATGTGCCTTTGCATCTATCCAGACCTGCTGCCTATCAGCATTCACGACCCGTTGATGAAGGTGTTGGAGAGTCCAGTTGGGCAATCTGCTGAAGAATTTGCAGATGCATTGAATCGAAACATCCTTCCTGATGGTCGCAATATGCTGCAAACTTTGCATGCTGAAAGATTAATGAAACGTGTGCAAACTGAACAAGTGTTGATGACTCCCAACATGAATTCTAATGTACGTCTAAGTGAGCTTAACAAGATTCTCAATGAGATGAAAAAGGGCGAAGATGCTGTGCGCAAGATGGCAGAGATTGATAGCAGCCGTGGTATTGTTGATCCCAAAGTCAAACGTGCTGCCGAAGCTGCTTACAAAGCTGGACAACAATCTCGCTCTACGCCAGTAGAAGCAGGTTATACTGCTGCACCTTCAGACGGTGCGTTGGATGACAAGACCATTGCTGCCAACATGCTCACTCAAGCGGTACGCATGCACAACGAAGCAACTGGTATGATTAACGAAGCAGCCAGAATGAAGAAAGAAGCTGAAAGAATGTTTCCTGGTGTGAAGATGATGGACTTGCCCAGGATGGTGCCAATTCCACAAGTCGAAGTTGAAGCACCAAAAGTTGCCGCAGTGAAAAAAGGCCGACCAGCAAAGGCCAAGGCTGCTGCTCATGCCACTGAGTGACGAATTCTTAGCCAAATGGGATTATATAATTTCAGAAGTCGACAAGACCCAAGTTCCGTTAAAATGCATTAACAAAATGATTATCAAGATGGATGGTGGTAAACAAAAGACCATCAATCTTGCTAGATTACGGCGCGACGGCCTTGACGATGACGAAGTTGAAGAAATCCTAAATAGAAATCTTTCAATGTTGGGAGATACCGTACGTACCATCGACTTTGTGGTGGATGTTAATACTGTGGCCAGCATTGTACAACCAGCTACAGATAAATTACTAAAAAAATTATGAACGTTCGATTACTCAGTCACAGCAGTCCAACAGAAGAATTTGCTACACAAGGCATTACAGATGCACAAGAGCTTATTGCATATTGCGCCCGTGTGTCCAACCCTGCCAACCAGTTCACTACTGAAACAAGCGAGCGACTTATCCGATACTTGGTCAAGCATCAACACTGGTCACCGTTGGAAATGGTATCAGCCTGTATTGAAATTGAAACCACACGCGACATTGCCCGACAGATTCTACGTCACAGAAGTTTCAGCTTCCAAGAGTTCTCCCAGCGATATGCTGATCCTACAGCTGAACTTGGCCAAGCGTTTGTGTTACGTGAGGCAAGACTCCAGGACACAAAGAATAGACAAAACAGTGTAGAGCTTGACATGGAATCTGAGGATGATCGATTCCTTGCAGCAGAATGGAACCGACGCCAGCAAGAAGTTATTGACTTGGTCAAACAAAACTACACCTGGGCAATTGGTGCAGGCATTGCCAAAGAGCAAGCTCGTTGCATGCTGCCCGAAGGTAATACCGTGAGTCGGATGTACATGAATGGCACTATTCGTTCATGGATCCACTACATCATGTTGCGCAAAGAGAACGGCACACAAAAAGAGCACCAGGATATTGCACTAGCATGCGCTCGAGCCATTGCTGCAATCTTCCCAATGGCCGCTAATCTAGTTGCAAAGTAACAGTCTCTGTGCTACACTAGCATATGGCTATTTTGCGTGAATTGAATCAAACATACAGCATACACAGTAAACCATCTGAATGTAAAATTATCGACGGCAACATTGTTAAATTTTCAGACATGGTGGTTCATAGATTTCGCATGAGCGATGTTGAAGATCCTGTACTGTATGCAGCCGATCCTATATGGCAATGGCAACAAACCGAAGCTGGCAAGTTTGTGATGGAACACTCGGTGGAACTGCCTTGGTGGGTACGGCATGCGGATCACTCATGTCATGGATTTGAGTTTGTAATTGTGGCTCGTATGAAAGAATCAGATCAAACTTTTTATACATTGAAGTATGTTGGCACCGAATATTGAATACATAGACGCCGAAGTCACACTACTGTCTCCTGTTAGTAAACAAATGTGGGATGGCGAAAAGTTTGTGGCTATGAACTTGTACAAGATCAAAGGCTGGCCAGGCATGGAAGCAGAAAACTGGTTGCTCAACAGTTTTGGACATGCAGGAACATACAAAAACGGAAGATACTGGGAGTATAGCAGAGCCGGTAACTTTACTGTGATGGATGAGAAAGTATACGTATGGTATCGAATGAAATGGGGCAATAAATGAAAATATTAGTAACAGGTGGGCACGGACTTATTGGACATAATGTGGTTCAACGGTTGCAAGCACAAGATGAAGACGTTGCTGTAGTAGACACACATACCACCTATGGTATTATTCCATCAGCAGAGATTGATTATTTGATAGGGGAACGTCTTAAAAAATTAGATCCTCACACATACCATAATCAGTGCATCACAAACAGTTATGAAATTGATTGGATTATAGAGAAAGAACAACCAGAAGTCATTGTGCATTGTGCCAGCTTTCCTAGACAGAAAGTGGTCAATGCCAACCCTAGCTGGGGTGCAGATGTTATGATGAAGGGCTTGATCAACCTGCTTGAGAGTGCCAAAAAACACAATGTTCGCCGTTTTGTTTACATCTCTAGCTCAATGGTCTACGGAGACTTTGAAGATCAAGCGTTGGAAGATGATGAATGCAGGCCTCAAGGACAATACGGTATCATGAAACTAGCAGGAGAATGGCTTGTTAAAGACTATGCAAGAAAAACAGGCATGGAATATGTTATCATCCGTCCGTCGGCAGTGTATGGACCGTTAGACGTGGAAGATCGGGTTGTTGCGAAATTTATGCTTACCGCAATGCGTGGTGGTACCCTCCGAGTCAACGGAGCCGGAGAAACCTTAGACTTTACATATGTGGATGACGCTGCGGATGGTATTGTGGCGGCTGCAACTCGAATCATGGCCCGCGACAGCACTTACAACATTACTAAATCACACAGTGTGAGCCTGTTGGAAGCCGCAAAAATGATTGTTAAAATTGTTGGCAAAGGCTCTATTGAATGCAAAGACAAAGATGCAGATTTTCCATCACGTGGTGCATTGAATATTGACCGTGCTAGAGCAATGTTAGGTTACAATCCCAAAATTGATGTTGAAGAAGGTTTTGAAAATTATTATGAGTGGCTTAGCCAGTCATCCTACTGGGCTGCACAATTATCAAAGTGATTTAGGAATAATATGATGTCTTTCAAAATAATCAGTCATTGACCTTGCTGTTGCTCAATAGCATTGAGTATATTTGTTCTGTAAATACATAATGTTATTAATCAATCATTCCGTTTATTGGTTATTAAATGTCTAATCTTACCATTCCCTTCACTGGTCTCCGCCAACAGTATAATAATCTACGTGAAGAGATCCTGGATGCAACCGATATAGTGTTGCGTTCTGGAAATCTTATGGATGGCAACTATACTGCTGAGTTTGAATCATGGTTGGCCAAAAAGAATCATAATTCATATGCAGTAACCTGTCACTCTGGAACACAGGCGTTGGAAATCATTGCTGGTTACTGTTTTAGTCACATTCGTGATCACGATAAAACTCCCACAGTGCTAGTTCCAGCCATGACATATCCTGCTACGGTCAATGCATTTATGAAAACAGGTTGGCAAGTAGAAATTGTTGATACTGATTCATATGGATGTATGGATCCTTTTCAGATTAAAAATGAGTATGATGCTATTTGTGTTGTGGGGTTATATGGTTCTGCATTACAACACAGATGGAATACTATGACTGATTGTTTAATTGAAGATGGTGCTCAACACTGGCTTTCAAACAACTGTGAACGACAATCTAACTCCACTGCTATCAGTTTTGATCCTACAAAGAATCTTCCCAACTACGGCAATGGTGGTGCAGTGGTAACCTCTGATTTGTATCTAGCCGACTATGCCCGTAACTGGATCAATAATGGCAAGGCCAGCGGGCACAGTGTAATTGGCACAAACAGTCGCATGAGTGAAATTGATTGTGCTCAGATGATGGTCAAAACTCAATACCTAGACGACTGGCAACTACGCAGAAGCAAGATAGCAAGATACTGGATGACCAGGCTAGAAGACCGTTCCGTTAGGTGTTTGATTGATGATACTAACTTTAGAAGCCATGCATTACAAAAGTTTGTGATTGAAGTAGATAATCAAAGTCAATTGCAACAACATCTTTCTGCTTGCCAAATTGATACCAAGATTCATTATCGTAGTCCCTTGCACGAACTTGATGCATATCAAAACCTCAAAGGACCCAGTTTGTTGAGTGTGGCATCAAGTCTGTCACGACGATGTATCTCATTGCCATTTTATCCAGAACTTACTGATCTAGAAATTGATCATATTATTGATTCGGTGTTAGCTGCCGTTTGAAAAAAGCATAGCTAGCTAACCATTCCCATTCATAGCTTTTCTTTAGTTGATCAAAGTCTCCGGCTACTTCATTATAGTAGTCTAGAGCATCTTGTGCGCCTGCTGCACTCAATGCACTGCGAACACTTTGATTTTGTGTTAGCCATTGCTGTATACGATATTCATTTTCTATATCGGGCAAGCTGGCTCGCAACTTTAGCACTTCTCTAAAGGCTGTGCGCCAGGTGCTCCAGTCCGAGGTGTTGTAAGCAGCTATGCCACTCACAATTGGCACCACTTCGTGCGGTGAATCTAGTGTGAAATCTAATCCCACACCTGGGTTGTTTAACACCAGTTGTTTGTTGTATGCAATCATGGCCTGATGCCCGTACTCCAAGCCATTGCACGGATTTTTGGCATGAAAGATATAATGCTTGGCCTGCTGCATATAGTCTGGTTGCCATGACCAATCAAAATCAATATCCACTTCTAGCTTGGCAAACACAGCAAAGAACCACGGTGTGGTGCTGAGTCTTGCTGCTGCGTGATATGCTGCTGCTCGTCCGTTGATGCTGTCTACTCGCACTGTGCGATTTGTCTTGGGCAATAGAATTAAACGTTTGAGATTTTGTTCAGCATTGAGTTCTCCATTTGAAATGAATACTATGTCTAACTGTTGACTGGGATTTAAATTTTTCTTTTGTAAATATTGATAGTCATACACTTGCTTGCGGATACTCCCATGTGCATTTCTTGGTACCAAACAGGATGCTTGATTGCTAGTAAGTCCAACCACTGGCTGTTCTCTCCATAGCCACGGGTCAGGTTGCACAGTCACTGGGTTATTTTCATGTTCAAACAACACATACGGAGTATGACATTGTGAACTAGCAATAGCAGCAACCACACTGTCTTGATTGTATTGTATTTTTTGCCAAGGTAATCTAGCAACAGATTCATGTTCGAAATTTACATCTTTATATTGTTCCAATCTTGCCAATGAATCTTTTTGTTGATTCCACTGAGCTGTTGGTATTAAAAATGTATCACCAAATTGTTGGTCGCCGCTGGGCCAACAATGTATTTGGTGACTTTGCCACGGAGTAGGCTCCCATAAAAAATCAAAGTCACTGTAATCACAACAACTGCTCAACACCCAAAAATATCTAGTTCGTATATTTTGAGATCCTCGACGAATAGTAGACAGGTGATCAGTCCAATTAACTATTTTGGCATGCGGCAATCGATCACGTAAATACTCCACATTCGACGAATGCCCTCCCATATTCATAATTACAATATCAAACATAAAGTAATTATAACATAATTTCTGTCACTAAACAAATGATTTATATAGCAGTGGATCACATACATCCAGGCACATGCAAGCCCATGCCTAATGGTATCCCTATTCATTTACATGATCAATTGGATTACCAGGACGGACAAAGATTAGATTTTCCTCGTATTATACATTATCTTCGAGATTGCAATATTCCATCTGCAACGGTACTGACGTCTAACGCTCCAGTAGGTGCGTGGTATCCAGTAGTGATAGGATGGTTTGATTTTTCTCAAGATTATCTAAGTTTAATCAGTGGGCAGGCATTGGCACGTTTGAAGAAAAAAGAAATAAAACTGGTGTTTACGTACCATGAAGGAGATCATCCGGGTCCTATACGACAACGATTAGATGACCTGTGCTATCAGCATAATATAGACTCAGAACTAGTATGGTTAATTTCTGGTAATTCGTCGGCTGACCAATATCACAATACTGTGTACTGGCCCGAATTAGAATTTATGTATTGGCGTACTGTAAATCGTAAGTACGGTGCAATTTATCATTTGCAGCCAAGATCACGAGCCTACATATCCTTGTGCAGAGTTGACAAACTATGGCGCAAAGTATTCATGAGCGATTTATGGAGTCATGGATTACACCAGCGTGGTTATTTCAGTTATAATCAACATTTGCTAGGATCCGAAGACGACTATCATGGGTGTGCATTAAATAATAATTATCTTGCTGAATGCCAATCAAGAGTCAATGAGTTTGTTGCATCAGGACCATTTCGTGTGGATGATCTTGATACAGCAGCCCATAATAACTATCATGAAAACATGACTGCGCTCTACGCAGAAAGCTATTTTAACATTGTGTTAGAAACCATGATTGATGTGGATTCATCTAATGGCCAATTTATCACAGAAAAAACATTTAAACCCATATTCAACAATCAATTTTTTGTAGCTGTGAGTTCAGTTGATCATCAACGTCATTTGCGTGACTTAGGATATCAAACTTTTGGTCGATGTATAGATGAAAATTATGATTCAATTGCCGACAATCAACAACGATTTGAAGCTGTGTTGGATATTACAAAATCATTGATACGTTCTGGTCTTAAAAATTTACATCAATTGTATATTGATCTGGCACCTGAGATACAACACAATTCTAATGTGTTCCAGGCTGGTATGGCTCATAGATTACAAACTGTTGTAGATTGTATTAACTGCAAACTTTGACTTGATAGCACTGCTGGAATCGATCAGCATCCCAACGATCATTGACCATTGGCTTGCCACGTATGTTAAGGCTGGTGTTTAATAGCATAGGGCATCCAGTCATAAAATTCCATTTTTCCAATAAAGCTCGGATGCCTGACCCATCAGCTGGAACAGTTTGTACACGACTGGTACCATCATGATGAACAATAGCAGGAAACAACTCAGGATTCTTGCAAGTAGCAACCACTTGCATGTATCTACTGTTATTCCAGTGTCTGGGCATTTCAAAATAGTCATGTACATATTCTTCAAGAATAACTGGCGCAAATGGTCTAAATTTCTGTCGTTGTTTGATTTCGTTTACTTTGTTCTTGATCAAATGTCCTCGGGGATCTGCAAGTAAGCTTCTATTGCCCAGCGCTCGAGGACCAAATTCTGCACGACCGGATGCAACACCAACAATACAATCAGTAAGTAACACATCAAGTATGTCGTTAACAGGGTACTCGCCAGCAATGTTGTGGCCAAGAAAAGCAGTATCCCACTTGACTTGACTGCCTAATCCCAACGCCGCCGCGCCAAGGCTATTTCCTGCGTCACCAGGATTGGGTACAATCCAAATGTTTTCATAAAAATCTCCCAGTAAACGATTGGCCACACAGTTTAATGCCACACCGCCACCGTACACTAAATTTTTACTTGTTCCCAATTGCCTGGCACGACTGATAACATTGCGTATCAATTGCTCTGTTAAAATCTGTGCGCTACATGCAATATCCATTGGGTCGGCATTGGGTAAAAATTCTTGATCAACTCCAATGTGCAAATTTTGCACAAACTGTGAATTATCTTTTGAATTCAAAAATTGCTGTTGCATCTCTCTAAGATACTGTGGCATCCCGTATGCAGCCATGCCCATGAGTATGTATTCTTCATCCAATGGGTGTAGTCCTACACGTTGAGTCATTGCGGAATAAAACAACCCAATGCTGTGTGGATACTGCTGACTCCATAACTTTTTGTATTCAGCACGACCATTGGCATTGTATGTGGCATCCCATATGGTCACTGTATCAAACTCACCAATGGCATCAATAACTACCACTGTGGCATCTGCATAAGGACTAGTTTGGAATCCTGCTGCTGCGTGACACAAATGATGTGCATGTGTATGCACACGCGGCCGACCCATGTGATTGTAAGTGTTACCTAATAATTTATCCCAGGTGGGCCATTGAAACCCTTCGCCACTGCGCAATTGTCTTAGAGCTTTAACCCAAGGACGTTCATAATAATGATATTCAATGCTGTCTGAATCTACATGCGCCAATGCATCAACTAATAACTCTGCACATACATCTTTGTCATGTTTTTTCTTACTATAACGTTCGCTGTGTGCTGCAAACAAAATATCTCCAGCGTCATTGATTACACTGATAGCAGCATCATGGAACCCAGCAGATATTCCTATGTAATTCATTTGTAGATAAAAGGATCGCGCTTGCGTAGTTCTTTTAATTTTTTACGGTAACGAATCTCTAGAGTAATCTTTGCCCAAATGTGTCGAATCCAGTTCATTTTAATTTCCTTATTTGTTGTTGATCATAATCAGGATCACTCCAATTATATTCATATGTAGCTTGAAATTTTGAAGTGCGTATTTTATATACATTCAAATGTTCAGCTAGTTTTTTCCATATCACTTGATAGTCTGTAGTCCCAAAACTACGTATCAAATCTACTTGTGCTACTTTTGGATGCCCAATGGTTAATGATTTATCATCAGGATCGAATCCATTGGCTCTAAGCCATTCACGAAATTCTTTGAGCATTTTGATCTGCCACGGAAATGATCCTGGATCATTGGCCCATTCAATATCAAAGTCTCCGGCAGCTTCAGTTTGTGATCTAAGTGTGCTTGTGACTAATTCACCAACACGGCTGTCTCTTCCTTCATCATTGAATACTTCCCAATGGTGTTTGCCTACTGCTTTATTAACACCCACATATACTCCACCAAGCTGTCGATTGATTGTGTCAACTCCAAACAATTCGTAATCGGCAGGGTCTAGTGTGAATCTAGGAGCCCGTAGCCAACACATCAATTGTGATGGTCTACGCCATTCTGGTGCTGTGAGTAATTTTCGTATGCTTAATACCAAACTTTCAAGTTCATGACATAATAGATTTAATTGTCTAATGTGCCATCTTGTAAAATCGTCGGCTGCGGTATAGTAAGGGCTCATTGATCCTGATACCCCTTGGAGATCTTCAAAATATCTGTGCAATTGGTTCATATGATCTTGATTAATGCCGCCGTTTTCTGTTACAGTATTAGCCGGGCTAAAAAAATCTTGTATTACGTATCCTAACTGAGCCTGATTGATTGCATGAATGCTGTTATTAATTTGTGTACAGATATAATCTAGATTTCGTTGATTCTCAGTCCAGCCTAGCCAACAGTAATTTTTTTCCAAATGATAGTCAAATTCAATCAAGTGGTTTAATGCTGTGATCCATTTACGTGCAAGACTGTTATTGTACACGTCAATATAAACTGTTAGCAATTGATTATTGTTGTCACGCAAATCTATTTCAATTGAGTTATCAAGCATGGTTCAACCACCATTCTAGCACTGCTGGTCTTGCTGCCAAGATGTCAGTCATTGTCAATGAGTGACTCCGTATTTGTTCTAGTTGTAGAATACGGGCTCGCCCTTTAGAAAATCCTTGTTGATATTCATCAGGCCACTGCTCTTCAAATGTAGGACGAGTTTTTAGTTGTATCAATACATCTTGCATGGCCCCTGATGTTTCTTGGATTAATTCATCCAGCCACGGATGTAATATATGCCTAGGCAATGCTAATGGGCTCATCACAATGTCTGGTGAGAATGAAAAAATAACTTTAGCCAATACGCCTACATTGAATTGCTGGGCAAGTTTTGTAATTTTTTTAACTTCGAACATTCCAGGTAAAGTGAGTGTAAAGTCAATTCTGACTTGACGTGAGTGGCGTTGGATTGCAACTGCGCCTCGGAAGTTTTCAAGCCATTGATCATAATCAAGACCTGTTCTAATGTATTCACCAATTGCGCCTGTGCCGTCAAGGCTTGCGCATATCTGCCAGTCTCTGATCTCAGGAAGAATGTCGCGATAGAGATTAATGCCACGGTATTCCACCCTAGACAAGTTGGTATTATATCTAGCATATACTTGTGGGCCATCCCCTAATTCTATTATTCGTTTCATGTATCGCCAATGTTGCTCGTACATCAAAGGCTCGCCACCTACCCAGTAAATTTCTTCTACTCGGTGTTGCTCAACTGCATTACTAAACTCCAGTTCAATTTGGTTGTCTTGAAACTTTGAAATTTGTTCACGTACAACTGGCCGCATCCAATTATTTTTAGGATCAGTCCAGTTGACCATGTCATGGGTTTTTTGTTCTGTTTCCCAGGCACTGCTCAACATATCTCCGCAAGTTCTACATTTGAAATTGCATAAGTTACTAAATCTATAATCCCAACTAACAGGCAAGACATCACAGGTGCCATCATCGTGCGTAGCTGCCATTACGTCATGATATTTGTGTCGAAACAAGTGCCAAAAATATGTGCGATAAACATCTGTGTTTAACAATTGATCATTACATACTTCGCATTCAGGCAAGCGTTCGCCGGCCATCATACGTCGGCGTACTGACTTCATGTGTTCACTGTTCCAATGTTCTTCTAATGTAATGGGTATGTAAGTACCTGTGCCTGCTTGAGTATCTATGTATTGTGTGAAATTTTGTGCTGGTTCTCTTGATGCACAACACATACGTCTTTCAGTTTGTGGAGAAAGATATGTATGTGTCCATGGTGCTAGACATAAGGTATCAGGTTTTTGCATAATTCAGTAAAAGTGCCAATTCAGGATGATTGCAATTTAAATCCTGATTCCTACGATGATCCAATAGTCGAATCTGAGATCGTGTTTCTTCACCATCCATGGATTCACCGTTGTTCATAAAATTGATAATTCTTTCAAAATCAGATCTATATATTTCTGAAGCATCACACATGCTGAGATGGCTTGCAATTTCTTGCTTGGCATCTGCGGGCAGTCTTGATATTGAAAAATACCAAGCATCGTGCATCATGTTCCAATAAACAAAATCAAAATCTTGTAATGCTATCCATGATGCTACTTCGTCGAGGTATCTCACATTAAAAACATTCACAGTGGTGCAGCATTGTAACTGTAAGTTAGACATACCTTCACGCATGATTCTGAAACGATTGATGTTTTCTTTTACGGTATCCCAGGCGGCGTTTGAGCGTTGATATTCAAACCGTGCGCTGATGTCATCTATTGAAAATGCTATCTCTACTGTTTTAAAATGTTTCCATATGTCCACGCCACGATCAGGAAACAATGTACCATTGGTATTATAATGTATCTCCACTTGGCTAGCGATGCCGCGATCTACTATGCCTTGCAGCATATCAAAGTGTTGATCAATCATGAATGGTTCGCCGCCAGTGAATTCAATATAACGTATATCATTCAACACTGAATCAATTTGCTGCCAGAAATGATTGTTCTCTTTAGGCCATGCACCAGCACGTAGCATTTTATACGCATAACTAGATTTTTGTTCTGTTCGTGGTAAGAATGAAATTTCTTCACCAGCAAATTGTGAACTTGACCAAGACCCGCATATACGGCACTTTAGGTTGCAGATGTTGCCTAATTTTAGATCCAATGACTGCAAAGGTTTTGGATCTATAGTCCAATGTTCATCAGTTAATGTATGTTTGAGACGATCTAACGTGTGCATACGTTTTGATGTGCGTCCTGATTCTTCTTCATTCCAGCATTTACGACAAGTAGCAGATTTCTTGCCATCGAGAAAGTCTAACCGCAATTTTTGCATGTGATTACTGCGCTGAATATCTGAAAACTCAGCTGTGGTTAGAGTAAATTTATTTCCATCATTGTCTACTATCTCGTCATCGGCTAGGCAGCAAGGTCTTACTGTGCCAATAGGACTGGCTTCTAAGCTAATCCAAGGCAACACACAGAATTGATTGTGGGGAATTTTCACAGTAACGCTTTTAACTCTGGTATGATATTTAGCAGTTGCTCTGATCTGATGCTGTCGAGCTCGTGCGTTTTCCTCCAAAAAGTATCAATGAGCTGAGTGTTGTCAGTAGCCATTAAAAACTTGATAGCTGATTCAAATCCCACTGTGGCACGTTGCAACGGATCTTGCGCACGTAACCATTCAATATGTTCTTGATACTTGATGCGCAAACGTTGTTTGTACTTCATTGGTGCAATATCAATTCTGTAAAATAGCGGATCTTGAAGAATATTTACATTGAGGTCTTGTGGTTTAATAAACCCACGTTCAACCCAATCTTTATGAAAGTCAGGTAAATGCCAAGCATTCAGAATGCTCAAGGTGGGACTGATGTAAAAATCCACGTTAGGACATATCTTCATCATCTCAACTCGATTTTTTTCAATTTGTTCCCATCGAGTACCTTTTCTTATGTACTCGGCATATTGACCTGACCCATCTAAACTGGCACCTACTGATACACTATTAAACAGTTTCCAGTATTCAAAAACGCTTTTTCCTTTAAGATTGGTATGTGTAAAGTTAGTGTTATAGATCAGTCTGACATCAAATCTTTCTCTGCGTACCAGTTCGTCTAATATGTTATAGTGTTCTTCCATCAACAAAGGCTCGCCGCCGGCAAAGTATATTTGCTCAACATAATCCAGATGAGGTAACAACTGTTCCCACATGTCAGTTTCTGTTCGACCAGCATAGTTCAATACTTGATTTTGATCTTTCCACCCTTTGCCAGCCAACTCGGCTTGATCCTGATACCATTGGCTTGAAAAAATATGCCCACAGCTACGGCATTTTAAATTGCAAAGATTTGAGAACCGTATATCCCAATAGGTCATTTCAAATGGATTATCTTCAAGTTTCTTGATTTGATGCCCGTGATGCTTGTTTGCACTTTTTCTGCCAGAGAAAAATCCTGATTGCTCTTGTTCGTAGCAGCGCTCGCATGCTGGGTTAGGAGTTTCGCTCAGCATGTCAGCTCTTAATTGCTGCATGGGAAGATCTTTCCAGATCTCTTCTAAAGTATTGGTTCTGCAATTACCTACAGGATACTTCATCTCTGAATGACAACAGGGATATGCTTCGCCAGTTGGATAAGCATGTAAGTGGATCCAAGGATATATGCAAAAAGTCTTTGAATCAGTTAGTAAAAATTTCTCACGGTCTGTGAGATTAGTGGATCGAACTAGATCACTGCTGTTATATTTGTATTGAGTCATACCATGGTTTTAATGCAGGAAATGCATGGCCAAAATCTTTATTGCGTCGTTGGTCATACTGTGTATAGAATTTTTTGAAATCGTTTAACAACTTGGGCATTTCAAATGATCCCGAATGTGGAGTTTTTACTATATCCAGATAATCTATTAGCCGTTGAAGATGATTGACTTCATGCTCGTGTAAGAATTCATTGTGTTGATTGGCAATTAGCCAGGACTCTAACTTGTGTGCATATAGCATACGTAAATTATCAGGCAATACCAATGGTGATTGAAAACTAGGAAATCGAAGTATATTCAGTGTAAAGCTCAGAGCATCACGCCCATATTCGGTTTTCCATTGTAGCATACGTTCTAAGAATTGATCCAAACTGTCTAGACATAATGCATTAATGGTGTTCATCACATGTATTACACGGAATTGGCCACTGTCTAATAATCGTTCTACATTGTTTGTCCAATCATCCCAAATCAGTCCATCTCTAATGTATTCAGCCTGTAGTCCTGTGCTTTCGTTGGATGTGTAAAGGTCAACTTCTAATCCTTCAATGCTGCCTAGCAATCGATCTAGATCCACTGCTGTGCCTAGATTTGAATTGATGGCCAGTCGTGTTTGGCTACGGCCAGGATTGTTTCGAAACCAGTCAATCAGTTTCCAAGTCTCAACAGACATCAATGGTTCGCCACCAGTGATTCTCAGTTCTTCAAGTGTTTTATGAAGATCACTTTCCCACCAGGCAAAGAACGCCTCCACGTAAGGATTTGTTTCACCAACACGATACAATTGACTGCTTGTATGTTTGTGAGTGAAATGATTGCGACCATCAGACACAAGCCCTTGATAAGGTCCATTTTGATGTATGTCTCGGACCCATGTACTGCTGAAAGCAGGATTACAATAGCTACAAGCAAACTGACAGGTGCGATCAAAAGCAATTTCTAAGGTACGAAGATTAACGTCCTGATTGGGCAAAGTGTCATATGCTTCACTTAACGCCTCAATAGGATAAATTTTACTTTTGTACACACGGTCGCTGATAGCATCGCTGCCCATGTCTTCAATTTTCCAACAGTATTCACAACCTGCAGGACGTTCGCCTGCTTGCATTTTACGACGGTCTTCTTTCTTTTGATCAGTATTGTGCAGCAGCTTGGGGTTGGTGGTGACTTTATCTCGGTCTACCAAATGAGCTGGCGGGTGATGGCAGCTGGTAGTCATACCGCTGCCAAGCCAAATGGTAGCATTGTACCATTTGGCTGCACAAAAACTTGCACTCTTGGTGTCTAGCACCTGTTGCTTGAATTCTAGATCAGTCATTTATATTGTTGTATGTAGGAATTGCCAAAAACGGCCAAGAAACTCACTTTGAATTAGAGCGTAAAGTTCTATTAAATGTTGTTGGTTGTATTTACAATATATTACAGCACCAATCAAGGAAACTTGCAAGATTCTATTGACACAAATTGTAGATTATCGAGCATGTAAACCACACTGTTTCCACCAGGTCAACATTTCAGGAAATGTCTTCTCAAAGTCTGTACCTCTACGTCGATCGTGTTCGTTAAAAAATCTATAAAAGTCTGCCAGCGCAGTAGGTTGAGGTGCAGATGATCGCATCCAATCTATATCACGCTCAAGACGTTGCACTTCATAGTCCTTGAATCCATGGAACGGGTTGGATCCAGTCTCTAAGTTTTCTAACATAAAGTCTCGTGCTTGTTCTAGTTTTGTAGCATAGCTCTCGGGCAAAGTCTGAAGGCTCTGCCATGCAGGTTGTCGTAGCACAGGTGTATCAAACCACACACGTTGATATGTTTTACTATGACGGCGGCGTAGATCTAGTATCCATTTTATCAATGGTAAGAAGCCAGTCACTGACAAATTGTTCATGGTCACAATAAATGTAAGACTGTTACGATATGGAATATCTGTGAGATATGTTTCCACATTGTTCTGCAATCGGGCAAAGTCCAATCCATGACGGATGTATTCAGCTTGCGGCCCTATGCCCGAATCGAGACTTACATATTGCATGAAATGTTCGATATCAGTATCGCATAAGCGTTTCACATATCCAAAGTATTTGCTGGATAGTTCAGGCTCTACACTGAAGTTCGATGTGACTGCTAGATGTAGATCGTTTTTTGGATGTTCTAATACATAGTCAAACACTCGATAGGTGTTCCGATCCATTAGAGGTTCTCCACCAGTCATGCGAAAGTGTTTAAGCTCAGAGTATAGACTAGGCCACCATGACCAAAATGCTTCTACATAAGGGTTGTGATCACGGGCAGGAATAGGCTTCCGATGGCCGCTAAAATGCTCAGGAGCGTTATGAGGGACCAGAGTAGGAAATGCGCCATGTCGTTCAACTTCTTGCTGCCAGCTAGAGCTAAACTGCGGGCTACAATAACTGCATTTAAGATTGCAAGCATTGTTAAAGTTAACTTCCACATACGACGGTATAACATCTTCATCACCAGTTGAGTTTTTTATCTTTTCAAAATCCACCGCAGCCCAGGGTTCACCTGATCTGTAATGTCGATCACTTAGTTTGCCAAGATCCTCCATGTTCCAACAGTAAGAACATTCAGTAGGACGTTGCTGCTGTAGCATTATTTTTCGTTGTGCTTTTTTATGCCGTGTGTTATGCAAAGCAGCCGGATTGGTCGCTATCTCTTCAGGATCTATCGTATGCAACGGTGGATGATAGCAACTGTTATTTAACCCGGTGGTCAGATGCAAGCTGACCTGTTTCCATTTGGCCAGGCATAGTGCTGGCCCTAGATCAGCTTGCATCTTCTCAGCCGAAGATAAGAATTTACTTTTGTTTTCTGACATTATCTTGCATCTATCTCTCTCACCATGACACCACGGTTTTGCCAGTTGCTACAATAATGATGTTTAAAAAATGCACTGGCCTCTACGGTAAGCATGTGCATGGGAAGATCCAATTGTGTATGTAATTCGTTGGCAATGTTGTTACTCACATGTTCTGGCTGTTCATCTTTTACTGTGAGCCACAATTCACTCAGTGTATCAAAATTTTGCACTTGTAAGTAATCCCAGTTTGTGAGCATGGTCATGTATGTGCCCTGGCGTGCGCCTGCTATAGCCCAATATCCGTAATCTGCATCTGCACCCACATTATGCCAGATGGTGAGATGGTCAAGATTGCGTCGATGCACACGAGATTGAAATTCAGTCACGGTGGGTCTACGCCCTCGATCCAAACACATTTTTACTCCTTCACGGAATCCAGCACGCCAGGCGTGAAATGCAGATCCATTAGGATAAGTGGTTGAATAACTATCATGCATGGCCCAATATAGTGGGTCAAAACAAAACTCCACTTGGGTTTCGGTACGGCCGTCTGTGTTTTCGTGTGTGTGCATATTTTGCACATACTGCCGGGTCCAAGAACTTAGACCACCGTTGCCGTACATGAGTCCATTCACATGGTTACGAGCCTTCCATCTAAACACAGCATGTTCGTAATCATCTGTAGGAAATGTCAATGTTTGATTAAAAAACTCTGGATCTGGAAGATTATCACCATCGATCAAGATAAAACGTTCCGTGGTACTGGCTGTTGCTGCTGCTTTGTGTGCTGCATCTGATCCTTTGACTCCGTCTACTCGTGTGGCCCAGGGCACTAGATTACGTATCTTGACCCAGTGTTCTTCCTTTTGTGGCTCGTCGTAACTTAGATAGATGCAATCTAGATCAGCTACATCAATTTGTTTCAATGACATTTTCTTGTTTCTTCCAGTATTTTCCTGATTGATCGGCAACTACAATAGTTACATCTTGACTGTGACAAAGTGTTCCTGAGTCAGCAGTTACAAGTTTGTTAACCCAAATAGTTTTGTATTGGATGAGTTTTTTATCAACTACTCGTACTGCCATATTTTGCAATGCAAACTGTGCGGGTGTGATATCAATGTACTTACCAGGCAAATCTTCTTGACTGTAAAACAACGGCAACCCAGTATCGTCATGATATAATCTATAAAAAACTGGGTTGATTTCAGGCCACTTGATTGTTTCCCAAAAATCTAAAAATTCTTGTTCAGTCATTGCGCCAGTCCTTTTGATGATAATGCACTGCGCCCCATTGTGCCACAGTCTGAATCCTTAATGGATTGGATTCCCAAATTAATTCTTGTGTCCAATTTTCTAAACGTGTTGGAATTATACCACGTTTCATATGTACAATACGAGGATAACTCACAAACGGCATGGTCACACGTTCGGGGCCCATGATCTGTGCTGCCATGGCATAAACTAAATCCGTTGATGGAATTTCATCAGGAAATTTTATTAAAGTCTTGTATTGTGCCCAGTTTTCAAAAATTATCCTTACTAATTGAAAAAATTCTTGTGCAGTTTGACTTAGTCTCCAGTATGTTATAGCATTGTATACATCCGGCAAATTGTTAGAATCAAAAACTTTTCTATAGAATCTGTTGGTAGTTTTTTGATCATAAAAATCTCTTGCACCAGTGGATATCACCACATCTCTATGCTCTAACATAGTCCACCAATGATCTATCGCACTGGCAATAATCATATCTGCTTCAAGTTTGATAGTTTGTCTGAAAGGACTGGCTCCAAATACCTGCCAGTCATTAGCATACGGGTTATCACTCAGCGGATATGGAAAAGTCTGATGATAATCAAACAAATTGGAATTGGGCAAATCTGTGTTGGATAACAAACAAATTTTAGCATCAGGATGAAAATGTCGAATAGATCGAGCCAGTTGATTTGCACAGTCAACATAATCAACTGATTCAGAATTTTGTGCCATTATTAAATAGCCGCGTTCACACTGTATTGGCAACGATGTCTCCTAACTGTTGTTTGCACATGGCATGAAAATCCATGTTCTGCCAATCAATTGTTTTTAACTTGTCTTGGTTAAAATATTCAATTTGAAAATGATCTGGGCCGAGTTGCTTTAAGTTATAGCTAGAAATAATAGCTGCCAAGTTCCACGGTATATTGTCTACATTTAATGTATGACCACTCTCTATACCCAATGCAATGCTCAATGCATAGTCATTGCGAAAATTACCCCCATGACTATGATATAAGTCTTTGTAATGTACCCAATTATCTTTGACCATTTTCATGCAATCAAAAATATGTTCAGCTGTGGGACTTTTACGAAACATCATAACAGTGGCCCACCACATGGGCATGTGATTATCACCAAACCAGTTTAACCCTTTGAAGTCATTGACCCCTGTGATATCCCAGGACAACCGATGAGATAAAAAATCTTTTTTACTATCAATCACCGCAGTCAACTGATCACTGCAAACAACATAGTCGGCGTCTAATACCAGGGTCTGCTCCCAAGGAGTTAACGTGTATGCGTCCACCCTGCCGGCATTGTACCATGTTAATGTGTTTTGATAATCTTCAAAAAATCTTGTTCCGCCGCTGACCGGATCTGCTGATATCACACAATCAAATTTGGTCAATCGTGACGGATCTGTGCAGTCTGTTATTACGGCTGTGGGTATTTTTAAATGTCGACGTATACGCTCTGCACTCCAAGCAGCCATACTAATATAGTCGGTTTGCTCATTGTCAAATGCAAATATCAATGCACCTGTGGTCATCGTTTTTTATTCAATTGTTCATTCTCTACCAACCAAGCGTTCATTTGTTCTTGCCAATGACGCTGAGCTAACAACTGTAGATCTGCAATAGTTATCTTGACTGGGGTTTCATAAAGATCCAGCAATACTGCTTGTTCTTGTAGACAAGCATGTAGTAGTGTGATCAGTTCAGGACCAGCACGCCACATCCCTCCTCCATATGCAAACAGCATTCGAGCTTCGTATTTTTCTTTCAACACACGGCGTGCAGCCACATGATCAAATCGTGCTTTTGCATGAGAAATTAAATTGTCTGTATTCATTCAAATATTATAAACGAATAAAAAGAAAAAGTCTACCTTCTGTCCTGGTGAATATTAAACAACCGAACTGGTCACCGTTGGAGTTCCCCAGGTATTAGCTAATCCCTGTGCGGTTGATGGCGTGAAAACACTACATAACACAGCAGGTGCTGTTCCAAACGCAGTAAATGGGCTTGTGGTATCAGTACCGCCACTGATTCCAGTTTGCTGAAATTGTGTGGATTGAAACCAGGTGGTCGTTAGCCGCAATCCAGTTGTAGGGAAGGTGGTAAAAACCTCTGCTGCTTGTACCCGAATAAAACTAGAGCTATAAGGATATACCGAATTATTTAATTGAAACAATGTGGTGCTTGTGCCTATTGGGCCTGGGATTTGATACCATCCGGTTGTGGTTAGATTTGGACTTGGTGTGCCTGATCCACCTATTCTTGTGAATCCTGTGTAAGTAACACCTGCAATGACTTGATTTGCATTGTTGACTCTACCACTAATATACAAGTCTCCCACAGTGGATACAAATGTATTCCAATCAGGATCTATGTCAGTGCTGTTTGAGGATTTGCTCATTCTTAACCTTATGAGACCGCCGGCATTCCAAAAATATCTAGTTTGAGCAGCACTAGGAAATATTACATTCTGTGTCCAGGTAATTGTCCAGCCGCTGGTACCCGGAACACCAGTATCGGTAGTTTTGGAAATACTACCAGTCCAGGTTGGTGTACTTGATTGAATCCCAGTTGCAAATCCCCGTCTGGTTGTGACACTGGTAATATCTGTGGCTACATTGGCCAAGATAGCAATTACATTACCACTAACTGGTGATGTTCTTGCAGTCAATGTGGTGTTGGTTTGGCTGCCTGCTGTGGCCAGCGTGTTGACCAAAGCGGACCAATTAACAGCAGCTACCTCTCCGGACTGGCTGCTTACGGCGCTCAATGCAGTTTGTCCCCAGCCACTGTCACCCGACCCAGTACTCCAGATCGCATTCAGATTGTTCCGAAACGTATTATAGTCTGCTGCCTGAATTAATCCGCCTACTGAGTATGTCATATTGATATCTTATTATTTTATTGTCACAATGACTTCTACAGTGCCCTAGTGAATATTAAGTTATATTTAAACTACGCTGGCCGCGACTGTTGGAGTTCCCCAAGTATTGGCCAATCCCTGTGCAGTTGACGGTGGAACAAAACGACACAACACAGCAGGTGCTGTTCCAAACGCAGTAAATGGGCTTGTGGTATCAGTACCGCCACTGATTCCAGTTTGCTGAAATTGTGTGGATTGAAACCAGGTGGTCGTTAGCCGCAATACTGTTGAGCTTGACAAGACTTGTGCAGTTACCCTGATAAAACTAGAGCTATAAGGGTATACCGAATTATTTAATTGAAACAATGTGGTTGCACCTGCACCACTAGTAAGTGAATACCATCCGGTTGTGGTCAAATTTGGACTTGGTGTGCCTGATCCACCTATTCTTGTGAATCCTGTGTAAGTAACACCTGCAATGACTTGGCTTGCATTGTTGACTCTACCACTTACATACAAAGCACCCACAGTGGATACAAATGTATTCCAATCAGGATCTATGTCAGTGCTGTTTGAGGATTTGCTCATATCCAAACGTACCAGGCCTCCGGCATTCCAGAAATATCTAGCTTGAGCAGCACTAGGGAATGTTACATCATGTGTCCAGGTAATTGTCCAGCCGCTGGTACCCGGAACACCAGTATCGGTAGTTTTGGAAGTAGAACCAGTCCAGGTTGAACTAGTAGTTCCTGAACTGGTTGCATATCCGCGTCTGGTCGTGACACTGGTAATATCTGTGGCCACATTGGTCAACACCGCAACAATATCACCGGTGACCGGTGCTGTTCGCGAAGTCAATGTGGTGGTGGTTTGGCTGCCTGCTGTGGTCAGAGTGTTGACTAAGCTGGACCAATTGGTAGCAGTTACTACTGTATTAGCAGTTACACCACTCAATGCAGTTTGCCCCCACCCGCTGTCAGTTGAGCCAGTACTCCAGATAGCGTTGAGATTGGTCTGAAACGTATTATAGTCTGCTGCCTGGACTAATCCGCCTACTGAGTATGTCATATTGATATCCTATTATTTTATTGTCACAATGGCTTCTACAGTGCCCATACCAGTGGTAGTTTTTTCAGATAGCGCACGCCCAATTACATTGAATGCTGTTGCTTCACCAGCAAATGCAGCACGGGCCATACCGTCACCTGCAGAGATCAATCGATCACCTCTGTTTACTACACCTGTTACCATTACTGGCACACGACCTGTCATGGCCACTGGAGGATGTGTATCGTCATCACCTGCACCACCGTTCATGGTAAATGCAGGACGAGTAGAAATAACGCCAAACACTTTGTCGCTAGCATCCATTAGTACTCGTGTGATTTCTGCAGATCCGCCCAGTTCAACCACAGTACCTGGTTGATAAATTTCATCAGCAGCAAAACGTTCAGCAACGTCAGCATACAATGCTGTAGTAGCTTGTGCAAATACTTTATTAAAGTAACTGCTACTAGATCCAATATTACCCACACCATTGCCTGCACCATTTATAATTGCATCAGCACCTGCTGCTGTGTTCACAGTAGTTGATCCACGGATCGTGGTCATGTTATTAGCACCGTACATGGTTACCATGGTGGTAGTTACTCCACCATCGTTGATTTGAATTACCAAATTACCATCTTGTGTTTGATTACGCAAAAACACATCAGCTCCAGTCACTGACGCTCTAAAATCAGAATCTACACCAACTGAAAGTCCAGTATCATTTGCAATAGTCAATGTGCCCGACATGCTTTGGTTATTAGAAGTGGCCACGAATCCCGAAGATGCTATTCCGCCTAGGAAATTGGCGTTGTTAGCTGTGCCCTGGAACAAAGGTGTTACACCTGAAATTGGTCCAGACATTGTCAAACCTGGTTGTACAGTCTTGGCGCCAGTCCAGCCGCCACCTGCTGGGGGTACAGCAGGAGTATATGCAGCATCCTTGCTAAAAATACCCACAACTGCATCAGCAACATACATTTCCACAGCCACATGACTTACAGCATTGGTGTCAGTAATTGTGGTAACGATAGCACCACTTACTCCTGTGTTACCAGTATAAGCTGGGCCTACCAAGATCCAGGCAGCACCACTGTATACATTAAGTTGAGCATTAACACTGTCGTACCATAAATCACCAGCTACATTTGACACTGAAGGAGCAGTTGAGCTAGCAGTGGCGCCTGATATAACTTTGAATGTTGATCCAGTGTATACTTTCATAGTACCAGTAGTTTGGTCGTACCATAATTGTCCTTGCAACGGTGCTCCAGGTGCTGTGGTATTGGCTCCGTTTTGTAATAAACGGATAATATTATCATTGATAAACTGTCCATACCCAGCATAGTTTTTACCCACTAGGGTCATGCTTGAGCTGGTGTTGATGGTACCGTCGGGTATTGTTGCGAACGTTGACCCATTGGTAAGAGTGATTGTATATGACATATTGTTTGCTCCGAATCTTATAGGTATTTATTACCTGTTAATCTACACATATTTATGCTGTGCTTAGGTTAGTCAAAGTCTGAATTCGTACAGTATAATCAATCTGTATCTGACGGTTTAGACTTTTTTGTACTGGGTGAAAAATCACATGTGTGAGCAAACGAAGATTTGTTGTGTCTCCGTTTACAGCTTTGAGTCCTAGCTCATCAAACACGTATTCACCATTGAAATTGGTTGAATTATCAAAAGGTTGTTGTCCTGGCGGTTCGCCGTAGTCCAACAAACAACTCACAAGAATATCAGTATACACCTGCCCTGACGTGTGCAATACTTGCAAGAAATTGTTAGTTACGTCAGTGTCAGCAGCAGAATTGTCATCTACTACTTTGACAAAGGTTTCATTGTATAAATCTGCGTTGATGCCAGTGGTATTAGGCGGCAAATATGTAATCACACCAGTGGGATCAACTGAACTTCCTCCGTTGCCAAAAGCCATGGCATAAATCCAGCCGCCACCTTGTGCTAGAGTTCTATGGCTTAGTGTCTGGGCTAGAGAAATACTCATGTTTTCAAAATGTATTGCATTTCTTTTGTCTACAAAAACTTCACCAGATTTTGGATCAAAAATCTTTACAAAGCCTTGTATCTGAACTGGTATCATCATGCTTGTTTCTCCACAAATACTTGTTTGGTCACAGGATCAGAGATCTTTAAAAATCCCGAAACTGCAATGGCACCACGCTCGTCTGGGCGAGTGATAGGTGCAGGTTGGGGTGTCTGTGGTTTAATCTGCTGATTTTGCTGCATGTTTTATTTACCTTAATTTTGTTCGCGGAAGAACCTTGCGGCATCAGTTTGGGTAATTTGCAATGCTTGACCGTTTGACGGCTGCCCGTTTGCTGGTTGATACCACCCAAACCCTTGACGTACCAAGATAGAAACTTCATATCCATCGATGGGTGCTGTATCAAATGTCACCGTGGCAGGTGCCACAGAATCCACAGTGTATCCTGTATACACTCGTATTCCGGCCACATACACCAGTATAGCTTGTTCAGCAAAACTCAAAGGCAATGAACTTAAATCAATATTTGGTGCAGAGAATGTTGTGGTGGTACTATCTCCCAGTGTATTGGTATACACCACACGATCTTGATATTCAGCTGGTGCCAAGTTACCTCTACCTATGTTGTATACTATAGAATCTGCGTCATGTTCAGCTACTGCGGTACCTGCTGTGCCACGCAACAAACTGCTGACAGTATTGTTATTGGTATCACGCTCACGATACATAATACGTTCACCGTTTATAGTGATAACGCCCCAGATGTTTGCTTCCAAATCAGGTTGTGTCAACGCATCAGCATCAGCAACATAGATAATATCCTGATCTTTAAACAACTTCTGTACCAGTGTGGTTGTGGTATCTGGTGTCATTCTGTAAGTGGCTTGTACGCCTCGCATGTCTTGGAAAATTCTAAATTCCATTGCATCGGGTACTACTGAATCAGTAAACAACTGGGCCACAATAACTGTGGTTGTTCCAATTGGTCCACCATGCACTATTAGTTCTTCTCCTGAGATCAAATAATCATCACCGTAGAAAATACGGTTGCCGTTCTTGGTAACCCACATTCTAGTTGGATCTGTGACAATTCTACCCAGTTGGAAATTGTTAACAATAACTTGAATTCCTTCAGTATAATCAAAACTACCTGGATCGTTGGATACGGTTCCTGTATCAAAATCTGTGCTGTCAAATGGCTCGTTAACCACTGCACCTTCAACTACAGGACCTTCCCATAGTAGAGTGACTATGTTTTGCTGCACAGTATTGTTCCAGCTGGTAACTGAAACCACATCGCCGTATAGCGGATAGAATCCACCAGTGGTGCGGAATACCAATTGATAATTGTCTAAACTGCTGCCATCATCGTATATCACATAGTCAGCTTTGGTAATGACACTGATCAACACTTGTGATCCAACTGGCGGAGCAATGGTAAAATCTACATATCGAGTGTCATTGCCTGTGTCGGGTTCTACAATGTAGTCAATACCCAGGGCTAGCTTTTGATTGTCTACATACACCAGCACATCGTTGTCACTTACTAATGCCAAACTGTATCCACCACGGTTGGGTAATGCATATCCAGAGCTGCCATCTGCAATATAGAATGCACCTTCGGGTGGTCTTGCGCGAATGCCGTTGACTTCTACTATCAAATTAGGAATGTTAGTACCTGACATAGAATTGTCAAGCATGTAATCTAACTGTCCATAACTGGTAAAGTATTGTGTCTGTGGGGTGGACCAAGTGTAAGGCAATGATCCGTCAGTTTCCCCAATGGCTGTTACATTGATTTCATCCGTTGATGTATATGTGTTTGCAAACACAATATTTGTACTGCGATTGATGCCTGCACCGTATGTATAATCAGTTATCAATGTGCCATTCACAAAGATTGCCATATCAAATATTTCAGCATCAGCAACTGGAATATTCAAGAAGTTACCAACATCGGCTCCATTGAATACATTCTTGTACAATTGATTGCCGCCGCCAATGCCAAACACCGAAATAACCAATGTGTCACCATTGGCTGCTGGAGGTGCGCTGACGCTGGGCACAATAGTCACAACATTGTTGACCCAATCAATGGTATATGCCACGTTTTGAGCAAGTTCACGACCTTGTGTTTGATTGGTCACCCGCACTTGTACTGGAGACGTTACAATGTTATCAAAACTCTGTGTGTATGCTGTGGTATTGTTATAGACCCATTTTGTAATTTTCCAAGCAAAACCATGGCCGTTGTTATCCCAGTCTGACCCTGGACGAGTATAAACACGGAAGTCAAGAGTATCAAATTCAGATCCAGGTATTAGTTCTTCAGGTGCGTGACTTTCGTAAGGGCCCACAAACTCGCCACCCACAACATTGATATCAGTAGGACGCAGTCCCAAGTAGATATCAAGGAATCTACTTTCGTAGATGGCATCTAAAATTCCTGGATCATATGTTGGCAAGCCTTCAGGACCATAAGCAATGTTATCAAATGGATTTATGTCAAAATTACCCACATCAAAACCAGTGTTTTGACCAAATGTTGGCGCACTGACTTGAACACCAGGGTAATTTATACCATCAATCAACAATCCCAGATCCAACCCCGGCTCGTTCACAGTAGGAACATATAGACCCATTGTACGGTCTACACCGCTCAGTGTAGCAGCGTTCACTAGTATCCATTGTTGTGGATCAAATGTATCTGATTCAACTCCGGTGGAGTCAGAACTATCCGCCATCCACACACGATTATCATAACGTACCTGAGTACCGTTGTCATAGTTTACATTGGGTTCCCAATCCACAATGGTTGATACATATTGATATCTATCATATTTCATTGTGATGTTGAAACTGCGCACTAGGTTGTAATACTGTGTATCACCGTAGTCTGATGCAGTTGGATCTTGATCTTCGCCAATGCCTGGCCCAGCCATTACAGCTACCAACTGCCCACCGGTGCCGTTGCCACCGCTGAGAGTGATCAATGCAGTAGTGGTGTACCCTACTCCTGGATTGGTTACTATCACACCAGTTAAATTGCCAAAACCGTTGATAGTCACTGTTAATTCAGCAGGGGTAATACAATCACCTGTGACTATGGCCACAGGAGGAACAGTATATCCTGACCCAGCTGCTGCAACTGAAGCACCTACCACTGCCAGAGTGTAATTTTGATACCAGAAACTCCAAGGCTGTGTTTGCCATATCAAACTGTCTGATGCAGTATCACTAACATCGTCTGGAGTACCTGTGCCTACGGCGGTACTCACAGTGTACGGAGTCAGTATTGGACTCACAAACTGATTAGGAATTACATTAGTATCATAAAAGGCCGGAACATCAAAGTCAGTCATAGTTCCTTGATAATCATCTAACCCATTGTAGATCAAATTAAATTCACGTATTTGCACATGATATGGTTTGACTTCGTTGATGTATTCTAACACAAAATCTTGATTGTCTCGTCGATATGTTTGGAATGCAACCAATTCACGAATAGTATGATCCACGTCGATCAACGAAGTCTTTGACAACCAGTCAGGAGCTTCAAACTCGCTAAGTGCAAAATTAAACATCAAGATCAATGCGCGATTGCGATCAATCAACAGCTCATCAATCAACAGTTCTTGATTGATAGCTTGAATAACTCGGCGTGTTTCAATTACAGGCTCCTGGTCAAAATATTGTGCATCAAATACGTCTACATCAAATCCAAAGCGGCCCAATTGATAATCCCATAATTCAGCAGAGATTTCTATAGTACCATCTTGCAGGGCCACACGATCCCATGTGTCGGTGGCTACCCGCAGATATATTTCCCATTTGCCCTGCGAGTTAGCAGTGACTCGTACACTGGATCCCACTGGTGCTTGATACAAACTCAGCTTGCTGAGGTCACTGTATACGCCCACTGTGGCAACAACCAATTTGCTAGGATTGTAACCTGGTAGATACCAGTTGATATAGCTCCAGTACCTGCGAGTATCGTAGTTTTGTACTCGTACTAGATCCAATGTGGCAAATGTTTTTGTTGCAGTGACTTGGTAAATGGTCCATAGGCCATTCTGAGTAGAATCACTCACCACAAGATATAGATATCCAACTGGAACTGATGCAAGATTCTGATAACTCAACTCTTCAAGGTCAGCTACTCTTTTATCCCAAGCGCCTGTACCTGCTGTTGGCTCGGGTTCCCTGCTGTTCAGCAATGCAAAACTGCGAATTTCAGTGATAGGATACTGTGCCAGCACTGAGTTTACTCGACCAAAATAGTTTTTCAGTGCCAAGAATCTATCAGCAAACATACTTTGTCGCGGACGGAATTGTACGCCGTAACGGTTGGCTGGGCTTAGATTAATATCAGGTACTGCTGCGCCAGTGGAATTAACTCCGCAAAGACTATCTATAAATTTAAGATACAAATTGTCAGGAAGGAAACCATCAGCACGATCTTGAGGAATTAAACTGTATTGTGTGTGAACATTGTCACTGGTTAATTCTTGATCAAACTCAATGCTGAGTATGGTATCTTGTGCAGAAATATCATTTATTGCATTGTAGATACCAGTTGCACTGGCGCTTAGGAATGCCACATAAGGAATACCTGAACTGCGTGGATCTGCAATGTACGTAGAAATACCAGTGGTACTGAGTGTTTTTCCAGCTGTGGTATTGATTGTGGTAATACCTTTTACCCAGAAATAATAAGTGATGGCCAAAATTCCATTGGAGTTTATTCCATTGGTTGCATTGTAACTGATAATATCTCTTGGTGTACCTGGACCAGTGTATTCAGCTGGTGGTACTGTGCTACTGACCCATTGATATACATCAATAGATGATCCTGGGAATATCTGTGCCCAACGTCGAGCCGCGTAAGTGATGTTGTCTTGATTGGGGTCAATGAATCTCACACTGTTGGTATCCCACCAAATTTCTCCCACATGTGATTCAGCCCAAATTCTACCATAGTTGTTTACTGGACCAACATTGTATGCAGCAGGGTCTACTACACTAGTATAGTTAATATTCTCAGCAGCAGCACCCAGTATTTTTCCTTGCAATGGATCAATGAAATCAAAGAATGTGGTCTTGGCACCTGTGTTAGCACTGTAACTGTACACAGAATTAATCAATTTAATATCAACCACAGGTAGTTGTTCATGTATTACTGCCCAGGCTGGTGTAAGCGTGTCATTTCTAAATACTGCCACACGACCATAATTGAGTTCACTTAAAGTGCTGTCATCAACATCACTGCCCGGACTACCTATCATCAATACACCATTGGTGTAATCTATTGCAGTACCAAACTGATCTAGTTCACGTACACGTTGATCATAAATTTGTTGTCCAAATGCAAACTTGCCTGGATCTCTAACAGAGTCAGCTGCACTAGGTAGATAATCATATGTGTACACCACACCACTTTGATACAACGGTCCATTAAATGTAGTAGTACGACCATCAAAGTAAGTGGTGCCTTGATCAAATGTGTTTGGACGATACAGGTTTCCGCCTGGCGCTCCCACAGTTAATGTATTAGCAGATGTATCAATGTTTAATGCTGCACCAAAATTGGCATTAATTGACGGTGCTGGACTGGTGATGGTTTGTGTATATGCATAGGTATTGAATCCCAGTGATTGGAATATAGTTCCAATCAAACCAGGCAATACACTAAGACGATTGGTAGGATCCGCAGCCAATACATTCTTCACACTCACGGTCAACAATCCAAATGCTGCTGTTCCACTAGTACCAGTACTGGCTATCACATTGGCAATGCCTGATGTGTTGATGTCGTTGGCCAATATTGTTACCCAGCTGCTTGGGTTCCAATAAGAAACGTCAGTAATTGCAATTCCAGCAGGTACCGTACGTATGGCTTGATATATTTTTTGACTATCTTGCACTAGGCTATTGGCAGGCCAAATTACTGTGCTGATCCATTGATCAGGATTGCTCAAGACCACTTCTTGATTGTTGATTCTGATACTTTGTCCTGGTGTTAATACAGGATTGACGGTTTGGCTAGTGGTAGTACCGTACGAGCGACTTTGATTTACATTGCGTTGTACTGATCCAGCATTTGCTAACACAGAACTATCTTGTGGTGCACCGGTGTACACACTGCAACTGTATTGGCAAACATCCACACTAGCACCAAAGTTAGCAGCCACACTTGGCGCATTAGCGTTTACAATTTGTAATAGACTAAATGTGTTGGGTTGTATTTGTAATACATCTCCTACTGCCAGTGGAACTGATACTGTGACTGTGGCTCCGTTTACAGAGAATGTTCCACCTATGTTGTCCTCAGTGTTGAGCAAGAAGTTATTGTTTAAATTTACAAAAGTGGGTGCAACTAGTACACCACCATCCACAGTGTAAGATGTTTGTGTGGAATCAGTTATAACAAAGTTCTGCACTGAACGATCGTATGCATAAACTGTACCAGCATCTACCTTATTATCAGCATCAGTATTTGGTGCACCAATTAGAACCTGTGTACCATCAACAGTACATGCAACACTTTGACCAAATCTACTGTCATTGGGCAATCTAGCTGTGATAGTAGTAGATGCTGTGGTTTGTTCCAGTGACACAAGATATGTGCCTGTTCCACCTGTGCCGCTGACCAGTGCTGTGATACTGGTACCTTGTGTAACACCTGCGCCACTGAGCAGCATCCCAACAGAAAGAGACGGAGAGCCATCAGGTATACTAGTAACTGTGAGTATATTTCCAGCAATTGATGCTGTGAATTCAATGGTAAACTCTAAAGTATCAACAAATGTGTAGTAACTGTTGGTGGTTACTGTGATGGTTGAGTCGTCAGCGGGTGCTACAAAGAATATTAAATCTCTGCCAGCGGTACTGTAGTCTGCATTAAATTCGTAATCAATATTTGGGCGTTGCAGTATTCCGTTAACAGAAACAATAAAACTGTAAATGTCGACTGCGGTATACAAATATTCATTTAGTGAGAACAACCAAGTTGAACCATCACCAGTATAATTTACAGAAGTTCTACGACCAATTTGTAGAATCAAATCACTCGGTGGAGTTGATACAAATACCACACTAGTAGCTGTTAAATTATAATCAAGTCCTTCTGTTAGTTGAGTGTTATTCAATACCACAGTAAGCTGATTGGGATATTGTGAATCAATCACAATGTAATCGCTGTAATTGAAACTACCTGTAGTGCCGTCGGTCACATAGTTTTTAGTTTGCGTTTGAACTTCTACCAAGCCATATGCAAATACTTTGTTAATGCCCGGTGCACCAATATACATCCAATGCTCATCTTGACTGATTGCCACACTGTATCCAAACTCGGCTGGATACACTAGATCAGTGACAATAGGAACTGTAAGCACACTTGAAGTTGTGAAAGTGCCGGTGCCAGGAATTCTATAAACCGTGGCTGCATATCCTAGATTATTATCACTGGCCGGAGCTCCTATCACTTGCCAAGTTTGATTACCAATGCTCACAGCATGCCCGTATCCAATGGTATCCACTGCATTGAGCTCAAGAACAGAATTTTCTGCAAATGGGTTAATCACTGTTCTTATATAAGTGTATGCCGCACCAGTACCTAATGTGCTATCAGCGGCCGCATTATAACTTGGGCTACCAACAATTGCATAGACATTGTCTTTGTTCTGTGCTACACTTTGACCAAATTGACTATTGGTTTGAGGAACAGCAGCTTTTATTTCGGCTGTGGATGTGAAAACCAATTGTTTTTCCAACACTTGCCACAACCCTAAACCATTATTATCTACCCATACCTTATTGCCTGGAATCAAACTATTGGCATATGGCAGTGTGATCACATCACTGGCCTGTTTCACCCGCTGAGTTTGCAATACAAAACCAATACCGTTACCGACAGCAGTGATTTGGCTGGTGTTAACAAAACTAAACACAGCAACCAGCTGGTTAATACTTGGTATACGTACTACTTCATATACTCCGTCGACTTCGTCTGAAAAGAATCGAATTATAAACAAACGCCCAACAGTGGTAATACCATGAGGTTGAGTAAATGTAAACACACTAGTGCCATCAAGATTTGTAGTAACTGTGCTTAGATATCCTGGAAGTTGGCCAGTTCTAAAAATCCCCCAGTCGTAACTATTAACTCGTGCTATCCATATGTCAGTTCCTACATTGATACTGTCAATGTTGGCATTTATTTCTGAAGTGTTTGCAATATCAAACACGGTGATATCAACGTCATCAAAATTCACATAACCAGCACTGGGCAATGCCGAATCTTCTATAGGCAAAGTCACTGTGGTTAATATGTCTGGACTGGTTATCTTGTAACTTGTTTTCCACAAGTTGCTCAACAGAACTGTTTGTTCAGCCAAACTAGATTCGTTGGGCAGAATAACTTGAATAGTGCTAGGGTTAGAAGTAAGCAATGCTTCGTTGAGTTGCAGTTCATAGAAACTGCGATTGGCATTGGCGCCGTATACTCCGCGAAGTATGGCCCAGTTTTCATAGATCTGATACTGTGCAGGACCATTCCTTATGTCAGCAAAAGAGAATATGTCAGCAGCACGTAACGTGCCCTTGGTACCTAAAAATTGTTGATATAAACTCACTTGGCTGGTACTATCTAATTCTAGATTTACCATGTACTGTCGAGGTTTCCATCCAATCAGTGCATATGAGAATAGATCTTGATTGAGTTCAAGATTGGCAGTGTAGATATTGTAACTGTTGGCCAGTTGATTGCTCTTGTTGGCCAAGTTAGGTAGTAATCCTTGTTGGATTAATGTATAGTTAGACACTCTCCAGTTGTTGATATCAAACTCTGCAGATGGCTGCACTATGTCAATGGCACTATAATAAGTATTTTTCCATTTTACAATTTCACCACGAGCATATTTCTTCAATGGATTCCATTGATTTACATTGTCTTGATTTAATATGAATCCTTGAGCATTTAATTGCCCGTTCCATTCTGTGGTGGTCCATCCTACAAGTCTAATACGACTTTGTCTTGCAGCAGTTATAGGATCGTAAATCAAGTCAGCAAAGATACTGGTATTGTCCAACACAATCATGTTCTCATAACTGGTGAACTTGATGTTCAGGAAGTTGATGGTTTCACTGGTCAAGCTGGTAATAGTAAAAGTATTATTCAGACGTTCAATTACTAAATCTCTAGCGTTGAATGGCACACGGTCAGCGTTTAACACCATGTTTTCAGTGGTTTGTACTGCAATGCTGTCAACAATTGCGCCAGCACGCTCCACAATCAATTTGTTTGCACCAGGATTCAAATTGATGATACTACCAGTATTCCATCCTTGATTGCTCCAGTACAAGAATTCACTGACCATTTGATTCCAGTCCAACACATATCCATTTTCCAATGTGTCAAACACAAGCCCTTGGCGTTGTAGCAATGCGCCGTAACTCAACAAGAAGTCAGCTACTAATGTTTGATTGGTAAACACATAACCATATGGTATCTGTACCACATTATCAGTATATGTCACTGGAACACGAACTGTACTATTGCCAGCTGATATAACTCCCAAATTACCATTGATCTTGCTTTGCAAAATGTTAAAATATGGTTGACTCATATTGTAACCATACACTGCCCAGCCTGTGGCAGTGCTTTGCACAATCACACTAGAGTACGTGAGTTGTGCAAATGGTACGTTTTTGTAAAACAACAAATTATAACTTTCGTCGGGCAACAACAAGTTAGAGTTTAAACTGTTAGGACTAGATTTTTCAGTATACAGTTCCAGTAGATTTTTACCAGAGAATGATGCCATCCTATAGCATAATCTCACGTCAAGATTTTTAAGATCAGCTGTGAGTGCGTCAGTTGAGTTGATACCACTGACTCGGTTAAAGTCCACTATCCAATCAATGTAGCTGGCCTTGCTGACACCGTTACCATACACCTCAACACCATTGGCATCTAGTCTGTAACGATTGTTGTACAGATACTGATCGTAATCAGTGTCAAACTTGTACAAGTCTCTGTCAACAAATAATGAGAAGAATTCAGCAGGACGAGTCAATGCCAACAATCGCATGATAGCAAATGGATATGCACTTGAGGTGCGCCAGGCATTTTCTACAGGGCCGTCGTCTCCTGCCACCCAGCTCTTACGGAAGTCGGCTGAGTTGAAGTTGCCTACTACCACTTGCTGTGGGCTTAATAATGCTCCTTCGCTGTCAACTGGAATTACTTGTAATAATTCGGGGCGAATATATTCAGGAAGAACATAAGGAGCCACCGGATCTCTTACCAGACCCGCAGCTAAGTCGCCCCATAACACCAGGTTACCCGAAGTGTAAGGTGCTGACCCATATTGATTTTCCCACCAAATTGGGCGTTCGCTGAACCCCAGCAACTCCCAAGGTCTTGTGGCTGGATAGATAGTATCGTAGAAGTAATTGTAGATACCGCGCCAGGCTCCAATCAACAATGGGTCATTGTTGAGTTTGTTTGATGCTGTACTGTAATTCCAAGTAAACTCGTTGTTTGCAACATAGTCTTGTGTTTTGTAATCAAGTTTGTTCCATCCTACCCAAGTCAAAAAGTCTTGATTTAGAATATTTTGTATTTCTACTAGACTGTAATCGGTAGTACGGAACTGGCCTGGAATCACGTCTGCCGCAGTTAATGGTACAGGATTGCCATCTAGTTTCAAGTTGTTATAAACTCTAGTTTCAAATTCCAACAATACCTGATCACGAAAGTCACCGAATGCTCTAGTGATAGATCCATCATGCCCGCGAATAACAAATGTAGGTGTTACATAAGTTTCATCTAAGAATAGTTCAGGCACATACGCTGGATACAATCCCAGTTTGGTAGGAGTGTTAGGAACATAACTACCAAAAGTAGCTTCGTACTCCTGAATGGTCACAACTTC